TATTCTGAAAATTTTTATTATATTTGCAAAAATTTTATACAATGACTCTTAAGGAAATCATATATTCTATACGAGAGGAATTTCGAATTATGAGCGATGACGCGGATCAGACAAACGAATTTCTCGCTTATCTAGTTAGGAATGCTAGGGGCACCGTATTGCAGCAGAGATATTCGGATCCCAGAAACGTGGTACCCTCTGTTGAGATGCAGAGTATAACTACCGCCATTGGCCTCAATGGTAGGTCATCCATTGCGCTGCCTAGCATAATTAAGACAACTGGAAATGCAAATTCTCCGTTAAAGGCGTATGGGACTGGGCTATCTGGAACTTCTTTACAACTTCCATTAAATGTAGTTTCAATAGAAAGATTGCCATTCGTTGGCAACAATCCATATGTTACAGATCAGATCTATTGCGCAATAGATGAATCCGGATACCTTGTGTTTAATAGCAAGAATAATGTCTACAAACTAATAGAATCAGTTATTGTCAGAGGATTATTTGAAGATCCAGAATTAGCATATACTATTAACGGTGGTGCTAATGATTTTTATTCAGAAAAATATCCTCTATCAGAGCAGAATCTAATAGATGTTAGAAAGATTGTTGACGTGAAGTTAGCGAATTTACTTAAAATACCTAAAGACCAATTAAATGACTCGACAGAGGAAGGGTTGTCTCAGAATCCACAAGGTAATTAGCGATTACGGGATGAATGATTACTATAGACATTATAGTAAAATATATGATGGAACTAAAAATGAGGTTGACCGAAAATTGCACAGTAAAATACTTGATGGGATTCTTCTAGGAATTGCAAACGCTATGTCCGAGAAAATGTATGATTTTAAATTACCGTATAATCTTGGAAGAATAATTACCAGGAAATATAGGCCGACTGCACATGTTGATGAAGATGGAAAAATAACCATGAAAAGGCCTATAGACTGGAAGGAGACTAAAAAGTTATGGAAAGAATATCCATATCTAGAGAAGGTGCAATATGTTTATCATACTAATCCTCATAGTGGAGGGTACATATTCGCAATACTCTATAGAAAGCGTGGCTGCTTGTTTAAGAATAGGTTATTTTATACTGCGCAGGTTAATAGATCCATAAAAAGAAGTATTGCCAAAAGAATAATGGATAGCGAATTTGACACATTAGAAACGAAATAGAATGTACAATTCATTTATATCACTAAGATCTGTAATTGATAGGATCATGAGGCATCCCATGATGACAGACGTTACATATGAGTCTTGCATAGTATGGGCTATAGATGTAATACGTCTCATTGGATCTGATAATTATATGGAAAGAAAAATTATTCGTCTAGGAATAGAAGATAATAGAGCCCCTAAACCATGGGACATGGTATTCATGAAAGCAGCTCGCAGGGTCCTAACCCCCAGCGATACCTTCAGGGCAGATACATGGACTTTTGAAAATGCCGATCCAAATATAATTGTAAATTATCCTGAGGATGGTATATGGACGTTTAATAGTGAAAATATCATACAGAATCCAGTAGTTAAGGGCGAGGAGTATGTTCAGATGTGGGAGGCAACTGATCCATTCCATGTGTTCATGAATAAATCGTATACTCATAATATTTCTCCCGGGAATACATATCAATGTAATGGTAATTACATCTACACATCGTTCCCGCTAGGAACTATCGATGTAGCTTATGATGGGATCATTTTAGATGACGAGGGTCTTCCTATGATACCAAATGATCCATCTGTGGAAAAGGCTATTGAAAATTATGTAAAGTCTCAATATTTTGGCATCATGGCAGATCTTGGAAAAGATGTGAGATATGCTGCCGAACATGCTGAGAGGGAATATTGTTGGTATATAGGTCAGTCTCAGTCTCATGCAGTGGCCATGTCACTAGACAAGAGGGAGTCCTTAAGCGACACCATGAATAGACTTATGCTCAATGATAAGCAAAGTAAAACGTTTTATAGAAATATGGGTCATCCAGAACGTCTTAGGAAACAATAATGATAAAAAAAGATCAATATACATATCTTGGTGGAATGAATGTTGACATGCCGCCTGCTCGCAGAAGTAAAGATCAATATTTTTTCCTGAGGAATGGTCGCATAACGTCTACATATGCTACTGGTGAAAATAATAATGTTCCATCAAATGGAGTTATTAGGTGCCAGAGTGGTAATGAATTAAAATTTACGTTTACCTCTATAGATACAATATCTGCCAATAGCGGCAATCTACAAGTGTCGTATAAGATAGACAACGTCCTAACTACTAAAACATTTGCGGGAGTAGTTAATGCTGACATAGTGGCATTAAATGCATATTTGCCAGTTGTGAATATAGATATTGTTGCTACCGCATCAAATGGTCCAACCACTTATTTTTTAACAACCACAACGTCTCCTGAGCATAGTATAGATTGCATCTGGAGCTATACAGAATTCGATGGGTTGGAGTTAATTTACATCAATGATTTGGAATGGAATTCACTCGCAGAAGAGAATTTTGATATAGTAGTCAATGTTGAGAGTGAGAGTGTTGTTAAGATGTATATTGCCGATGGGGAGCATCAGGTTTTTTCAGTGAATCTATTGTCTACCACAGATCTTTCCAAATCAAAGAAGGTATTGTATATGGTTCCACAATATAATATGTCAGAGCCATACCTTAAACAGCAAATAGCTGGGGGGCAACATACTTCCGGGGCAATACAATATTGCTACAACTTATTTAATGTTAACGGTGGACAGACAAAGATATCGCCTACATCAGAATTGATTTTTCTTGGCAAGGCAAATAATGGTGGTGACGTTAATGAGATTATAGGAAAATCAAATATCATAACGATAGATAATATAGACTCGAATTATGACTATATGAGGATCTATTCTATTAAATACAATGACCTAAATACAGTGCCGATTGTTAGCGTTGTTGGAGAATTTGCTGCCCCCAAAGGCGCAACGCCAAATTCTGGCACAATAACAATAACTGATGATGGTAGGGTAAAATATAATATAACTTTAGAGGAATTAGTATTTCTTGGCGGAACTGAGATTATTCCAAGATGTATTATTGCAAAGAAAAATAGATTTTTACTAGCTAATATACAAGAAGATATATGGGAGATTAATCAGGGATTAACTGTCGATAGTTCTAATTATTTCGATTCAAGAGCATACTCTGCAGATGTTGCTGGGAATGTTAAGATAAAAGATAAATCTGGAACAGAATATACCTTATTAAAAACAGCAAGAGCCTATACTATTAGTGGAAGCAATGTGTCTGTAACGCACGATGCTATTCAGAACAAGAATGTCCCAGCGGATGGAACGCTTTATCAGCTACATCCTGCTACCGCGGTACCTGGTGGAGAGGGTCGCTTCGTGTCTTATACGATAATTAGCGAATCTACGACAGATATTATTGCTGCTGGATATGATCCAGATGATATAAGATATATGAAATGTGGCGAGGTTTATCGTTGGGCTATTGAGTTTTATAATGATAAGTCGCAAAAGTCTACTCCACAGTGGATTGCGGATGTAGTTGTCCCAGCAGGATTTTCTAATAATGGAGTTAATAGAGCGACGATACAATTTGTTATATCTTCGGCCGGTATAGCTAGATTGCAGGCTCAAGACATTGTTGGATATAAATTTTTGAGAGTAGAACGTCAGGAGTCTGATAAGTCGGTTATTGCTCAAGGAATTATCACCCCCATGATATTCCAGGAAACATCTCCGGCAATAGCGAAGGTTGATGCCAATTTTGTAAATGGCGCCAGTTATAAGAATAATAATGTAAAAATATCATGCCCGTGGGTAAGGCACTATCAGGATCAAATTGATATTCCATATACATCTTTTTTTGGTGGCTCCCCTCAATATAGATATGATGTAAAAATAAACAAGCTTCTTACTAATTCTTGCATAAATTTACAACCCAAGGATTCTGCTACCCATGTGGCAATGGCGGCAAATGATAGGAATCCCACCCCCTGGCAGGAGATATATAGAGACACACAGTCCTCCAATAGTTTGGCCGTAGTTGCTGGGCTGCAATTCTCATTTCAGGATAATCGAATTATGCAATTATTTTCTCCAGAGACAGTATTTGGTAATCCTAGTCTATATTCTGGCATGAGGTTGAGGGCGGTTGCCTCGTTGAAGCAGAATAAACGTTCTGCACACGGCAAAATGGTTCACTCAGATTTGAATAATATTTTCAGAGAATATTCATCCGAATCCCTTGGCACTTTATTCAATATATCGAAATATACAAATAGCGGTTCATTCACAGAGACCCATAATTTTCTTAATGCAAATGGATACATTGGTCCAAACAAACCAGATGTAGCTGCACCAGGCGTAAACACCGAGCAACTATTGCAATATTATAGAGAATATTTATATCAGGAAAATTGGGCATTAAAAATAGATGGAACCGTAAACGAAAAAGAACTATTGGGTTCCCCTGAATTTTCCAGGAATGATTCTAATATAAGAACATATAATGGGAATGGCGACTACAGGTACACAAATTCTCTGCAATCTATACTTGCTGACGGTAGGACGGAATATGTTTATGATGGCGGTAGCAATACTGCCAATTGGGATAAACCTATATATGGTGTCGACTCAGTTGCCGCTCCGAATATAACATTTGTTTTGAGTAATCAGGATTCATATGAAACATTAATGTTGTCGCTTTCAAATAGCGCAACATCAGCCACGCCCACTTCGGATGACAATGTTTTACTGGCAGAACTTGTTGTTGATATAGAGAATCAGTATGGTGGCAAATATTATGAGGATAGAAGTATTAATAAATATATAGGAGTAGGGAAATACCAAACAATAACGGCTGGCGACAATACTTATCAAATAATGGATTGTGGCGATGTATTTGTTGGCAATTTCTTATTTGCAAGGATATCTAGAATAGGTGGAGTCTCTTTTTCAGAGACTAGAATTCAGATGTCTGAAATCGTTAGCATACCTGTTGAGACAACTATAAACTTAAAAGAGAGAAGCGATAATTCCTTTGGTGGCTGGAAATCCACATTCCTTCCTACAAATGATGAATTCCATAAATACAATTCTGTATATTCTCAATTGGGAAATGCAATTATCTCTCAACCCGATCCATTCTTATTGATTAAGAATGTGCATTTCACTAATAGAATTCTGGCCACCAAACCCAAAATCTCTGGAGAAATAATCGATTCATGGACAGATGTTTTAGTTAATGAAGAGTTATATCTTGAAGGGGAATATGGGAGAATAAATCGGTTATTCAAATTTAACGATATCCTATATTCGTTCCAGAGAGATGGGGTAAGTATTGTTAGCGTTCTACCAAGAGTTCAGATAGCTACAAATGATTCTATCGCAATTGAATTAGGGGTAGGACAGGTACTCAATACATACCAATATATTAATACTAATTCTGGGTGTGATGATTTCAATGGAATAGTATCAACCTCATCTGCAGTATATTATGGCGACAGGATACGTAGGACTATTAACATGATTGAGGGGGCCACTGTCTCCGGACTTAGCGACACGCTTGGGATGTCTCAATATGTTAAAGGATACGATACAGATAAGCAGTATAAGCCCAAATTTGTTTTAGGGTTCAACCCAATAACTGATGATGTATATTTTACGATTACTCGACAGTCAGACGATAATACAGGGACAACTGAAACTCTTATTTATGACGAGGGAATCAAGCGGTTTACTGAGGTATGCGATATGCCAGCTAAGTTTGTATTTACGATTGATGGCAAGTTGTATTCCATTTCGACAGCAAATGACAACAAGGTGTGGAATCACTTTCTGGCTAATAAGTCATGCAATTTCTATGGAACTCAATATGCAATGGAATTGACTATATGTCTGAATCCAGAGGGCGGCCAGAATGACTGCGTGTTTAATGCGCTAGAATGGACTCATGATGTGGTTGATACTACGAATCCAACAACACATTACAATGATAATATCACTGCCTTATCTTGCTATAATGATTATCTAACTGCAAATGCTGCAGATGTTTCTACAATACAACGTAGATTTAGAATGTCTAGAATATATATACCAAGATCAAGCAGTGATAATGTCTCTAGGATTAGGGGCCATTATTTGTTTGCAAAAATAAGTTATACTCCAAATGATCCAAAGAAAACTATACTTTTAAACGATTTAGTCTTGTATTATTCAGCACAAAGGTCATAATTATGATATCTAAAAGTAAAGCCTTGGAAATTTTGCACGATGGCACTATCCGAGGAAAAAAGATCACAGATGCCCAGAGACGATTCTTTGGAGCAATGTCTAATAAAGCATTTGGGGGCGAACTGCCAATAATTCACTCTCATGGTGGTGGTGTATATTCTATGGGCGGTAAAGAATATTCTAATGGGGGACAATTAGAAAAATTAAAAAAATTTTTCACCATCAAAGGTGGCCCAACACAGATTGGATTTAAAGAGTCTTTAGAGAGAAGTATGAAGCATGTGTCAATTGATGATTACCGAAAAGCGTTAAATTCTCCATTGGGTGCTGTGTATAAAGCGATTGATCCAACTGGATTGTCCAGTTGGCCTGATGTTGCTAAATCCTGGCAAGATAGCACATTTAATTCTGATGACATAACACAGCCGTTATCCGCGATCCCAATGTTGGGAAAAATTCCAAAGGTTCTTAATTATTTTAAAAAAAGCGCGGACGCTGCTGGGTTTGCGCAGGATATAATTAATTCAAGAAAAACCTTTTTTACTGGTGGGGCCATGGTTAACTTTATGAGAAACAATCTTTCGGAATTAAATTCTCCAGTACAAAATACGAATCAACCACAATCATTTCAGGATGGTGGAAGGGAAACGTTCCTACCGGGTCAGCCTGGATATTTGGGTAATGGGAATTTACAACCATCGATGAATACTGGCTTGCCACAGATTATGCCCAAAGCGGAACTTGCAACAAATTACGCGTTCAAAAACTTTAACCCGAGAGTTTCTGGACTAAGTATGGATCGTGTCGGCACTGGTTTGGATTTGGCTAATATGGCCGCAGAGCCCTTTGCTTCGAAGGGTCCAGTTGGCAGTGGAATTAGCGGAGCATTAAAAGGAGCACAGGCTGGAGCAGCATTGGGCCCAATTGGAATGGGTGTGGGAGCAGTGATTGGTGGCGTGTCTGGTGTAGTAGGTGGCAACAAACAAGCTGAGGCAGAGCAATTGCAAGAAATAATCAAAAAGAGGGAGGAGCTTGGTAGCGCTACTAAAAACATATCACCACAAGCACATATATATAATTACGGTGGAATGAAGTACGAGATGGGCGCAATGATTAGAAACAAATATTCTGGGGAAAATCCCAGCGGCAGATATCTTGCGAAAGGTGGAGACGTAATTCCCAGACTAACGGAGTTCAATGAGGGTGGCTCTCATGAGCAAAATCCAGACGGAGGTGTTAGGCAGGGAGTGGGTGGTCCCAACGGGGAGCCTAATCTTGTTGAGCAAGGGGAAACTAAATTTAAAAACTATATATATTCAGATAGATTAAAATTAAATAATCCCAAGGAATACAACCTTGGCGGAAATCTAACTGGAAAATCATTTGCCAGCATAAGCAAAAAATTGTCAAAGATGGTCGAAGATAGGCCGAATGACCCAATAGCAAAAGGCAGTCAGGATAAAATGCTTGAAAGATTACGACAGGCAAATGACGATGCAATCGAGATGAAAAAGTTCGAGGAACAAAGCCAGCAATTTAATATGGGTGGAAAGATGGGATATTGTATGCCGCCTACCCAAATACGAGGACAATTCAAATATGGTGGCTACATATTTAAAGACATTTAATATGAATACTAAATTCGCACAGAGGGCAAAAGAAATAGTCGCAAAAGGTGGGGACAAGAAAAATATACTTGCCCAATTAGACGCCTTGCGTAGAGAGCAGTTTGATTATGAGAGTTCGATCAACACTGATAGAGAACTAGATAAAGGCATTGAAGTTGAGAAGGAACATAAACCCACACTAGATTTTGTAAAGAAATACTATAAAGAGAATGGAAAATTCCCGACTATCAACAAGGTTGCGAAATCAATTGCTATTGATCATATTGAGGATTCTAAGAAAAATCCAAATATGGTTGATGAAACTTATTATAAGGGACTCATAGATAGAGGCTTATCTGATGAAGTGTCCCAGTATGCTATGGGGGGCTTTATGCATCCAATGAATATTCCCGATCAAGAATTAGAGAATATGCGCAAGATGGCTACTGGTGGAGGTATTCACCCTATGAATATGCCGATCACCCCCAGAGACATGGAATTCGGTGGGACTACCGCAGAAATACCTCTTACTATTCCTACTAGATTTGGAAAATATCACGCACGAAATCCAAAGAGATTTGATGAATATGCGTGGGGAGGGAATTACCCGATAGACCACAAATATCATAAAGGTGGAGAAATGGACATACTCGATACTCTTGCGATACAGGGCGGTCAGGGTTCCATTAATGAATTTTTACACTCCCAGGGAGGAGGGCTTTCTAGAAAAGAAGATTATGGTTCTAAGAAGAAACCGTATCCATCTGTAAAGGGTAGTGATTTTGCCGGAGGTCATCGTAGTTATCCGATACCAACCAGGGCAGATGCAGTCGATGCATTAAGATTGGCTGGGCTACATGGTCGTTCTGATGTTAGGTCAAAGGTTTATGCTAAATATCCAGAATTAAAAAAGGAACTTGGTGGACGGATTGAAAAAAGGTTCAAGGATGGCGTATTGAGATTCATGAAGGATGGGGGACCAATAGTGTCTGGGGAATTGCAGGGAACTGCTGGAAAATTTAAATCAGATGCCGAGTCTATTGCGATGGGAGACACTCTGGCCGCCAGATATCATAGGGCAGCAAATCCGCTAAGAAAACAACTTTTGGCAAAAGATCCAAGATTTGAGAGTGTTTTGAAGGGATTTGAAGCAGATCCAACATTTAGAAATTCACAAATAGAGCACAGATTAGATTCTGTTCAGAACACTGGTTATGGCGCATTCCCTATGGTAAAAGCTTCCCCAGAATTTATCAAGGCTGCGCAAGACTATCAAAATTTTGCGGCAGGACGAACCGGTACGGTGCTCCCCATAATTGGAAAGGATGAGATAAAATTTAACGAAGGCAAGCTTGGATATTTTGGGCCACGTTCAGCCGCATTTAAGGCGCTAACTCCAACTGGTCAGAGTCCTTATGGGTTTGATTTGGGTGGAAGAATATATGGTGCGTCATTTGGGGATGCTGCCAATAGGGCCGCAGATGCATTCCAATATAAAAGTGGCGGGACTATTCATATTAAACCAGAAAATCGTGGCAAGTTTACTGCGACAAAAAAGGCAACAGGAAAAACTACGGAGGAACTGACTCATAGTAAAAATCCATTAACGAGGAAGCGTGCGATATTTGCACAAAATGCAAGAAAATGGCATCACGAAGATGGTGGTATGTTATTGCCAGATCAGCAGGTTAGGAATAGATTTGAGTTCGGAGGATTATTATCTCCGGGCAATATGAGAAATATTGGTGGAATAGTCTATGCAGATGGGAATCCATTGGATATTCGGGTCCCAGATTATTTAAAGAGACCCGATAGTGGCACGATAAAAGAGGACAGATCAACTCCCATATCGAGACTAAGGGGTTCCATATATGGAATGACTCCAGGGGCTCAAGCATTATTGTCACCCATAACTGGCGCCTATGATTTCTTTGCAAATCCTCCTGAAAATGAGTCAGATTATTTGGCTAACATTTTGCCTGGAGTTGGTAAAATGATTAATAAGCCAATGTCTGAGGCAGAACAAATAGCATTTAAAACATTTCAACCAACTATAGATAGAATAGCTAGGTCGTATAGGTCTAGTAAGGCTGGTCGCGCTGCATATAAATCCGCGCAAGAAGCCGAATTGCTTGATAAATTAGCCGCTGCTAAAGGTAGCGTTGGCGCTGGCATTCCAGAAGGTTCTCTTGGGGAATTAATTTCTGGTAAAGTACCTAAAACAAAAGTAACTCCAAGCGCACAGCGGGCAGCACAAGCCGCTAGTCAAGCTGAGCCACAAATGGCTGAACCGAAGGGATGGAGAGATGAATGGAAAGATGAACTCGCCGGAGCAAAGTTGCTGGGAGCTGGTGCAACTGGCGCAGGATTGGCTTATGCTGGATATAGAGGATTGTCTAATCTTATCGGTTTAGCGCCTGAAAAACAAGATGTGGCACAGGTTCAGCCAACTATAGTTCAACCAACTACCGGGATAACTCCATTATCAGACGTTCTTGCAATGCAAAAGCCTGATATTGATAAATATTCTGCACCAATTATTGCATCTAAATATTCATCAAAATATAATGGTAGCGATGAGGAATTCCAATCTTTTCTGTCGGCGATTAGCGGTCAGGAATCTGGTGGAGATTATTCGTCAAGAAATAAAAGAACTGGTGCATCTGGTAAATACCAAATTATGCCAGGGAATTGGCCGTCATGGGCAGAAGAAGCTGGGCTACCGAAGTTGGCGCCAATGACTCCCGAGAATCAGGAGAAAGTTGCAGCGTTTAAGCTGAAACAATATTACGATAAATATGGACCAGAAGGCGCGGCTAAGGCGTGGTATGCTGGCGAGGGTTCTCTTGGATATTCAGACTTAGCGTTAAATAGAAGGCAGGGGTATGGAAAAGAGCCTAGCATTAATGAATATGCATCAAACGTATTAAAAAGAATGGGACTTGGAGTTCCATCCCTGGGCCCTGGTAGAAAGAATCCATACGCAGCCACACCGTTGAAGGATGGTGAAATTACGGAAATGAAACCGGTCGAATCACTTGTCTCCGGGGAACCAGCGAAAGACGTAGAACTTGCCACAATTAAAAATAGGCAGCAAGAAGTTGCTGCAGGGCGTGACAAAATTGATATGAATGACTTAATGAGATATTCTCCAGTTGCATTTAACGCAATAGCTGGATTGTTTGCAAGGAGGGCAAGGCCACTTCCAACAAGTGTGTCGCTTCCAACAACTAGTCCATCACTTATATCTGCGGAGCAATTGTCTACCGCACCAGTTCAAGAGGCGATAGCTAGTCAATATAGGTCTAACTTGAATATGTTGCCAACTATATCTGGTGGGTCTGGTGCCGCCGCAAGGGGAACTATGGCTGGACTAGCATTATCTGGCGCACGGGGCGCTGGAGAGGCAATTACAGATATTAATGCCAGAAATCTTGCCTTGCGTGCAGATGTTGATAAGTATAATGCCTCCGCAACTGACGCTTCCAATAGAGTTAATTTGCAACAGCAGACAGAGGCGTCTAAAATTGCAAGAGAAAACTTGATAGCAAATCAGCAGGATTTGGCTGCTAGAGACATGATTCGTGCTAAATATATTAGTGATGCACTATCTCAGATGGGTCAAATTGGAAAAGAAAATTGGTCGGCCAAGCTTATAGCTGGACTGTATGGTTATGATCCAAAGACTGGCAAAAAGTTGCCAAAGATTTAAATATTGTAGTTTAAAGAATTTTACGTATATTTGTGAAAATATATAAATATGGCAGTTAATAGATTTTGGGGAGATGCTCCCACGGCTCAATATACGCCGCTAAGTATGCAGGAGTTGGCATTCGTTCCACAGCAAATGTATACAAGAGAAAAAGATGTAGAGGCCAAAGTTGATGCAATGAATGAGGCTAAGACTACCCTGGTGACAATGCTCGGAGATAAGGCTGGCAAAACTGATGAGTTCGAGGTAGCATCGGCAAACCTAATGAATAGGATGGCAAAGGAGGGTGCTACCCAAAGATTGCTCGAGGAGGCAAAGGGTCTCAGGAAGCTCTATCTCAGAGATGTGGCTCCAATGGAACAATTCGCAAATCAACGTCAAGAATTATATAAACAATATCTCAAGGATAAATCTACTGGTGAAAACATATTATTAGGTCAAAATCCATTAGAACAATCTTTCGACGATTGGACAAAGCGTGGCAGAACCCTAGAGCCCTATCAAGCTGTCGATAGAAACAAATTGCTATCTCACGGTATTTTGATCGGGAAGAATTTTGCAGAGGGTGAAGTTAGGGAAGATGTGGATAAGTATGGATTCCTCAATGTTCAGAAAGGGTTCAAGAACGCGGATGAGGCAATGGAGGCTTATCAATCTAATCCACAATTTAAATCTTGGGTAGATAGCCAAACAGAACTATCAGCTAAGGCTGCTGGTGTAGAAAAGCCTAATCAAGAAGTTCGCGATGCAATACGTAGTGGTATAATGACGTCAGTTGTTGGTGGCGTAGAAAGACACCAATTGCCATCCGAAATCCTTAAAAATATTGGAGCAGGACAGAATCCCCAATATGCAAAGCCAGCACTGGTTAGAACTGCAATTACTGCAACTGGTCCAGAATTGCCATCTCAAAATATTGAGGACATAATATCTATTGCGCCAGAGGCTAAAAAGGATGTTGACAAAAGAATTTCTGATGCTACTGGAGGGAAATATCCCACATTACAACAGATGGATGATAGAATAAAATCCTTAAAGCCGGTCGTGGATAGGCAGATACAAATTGGCCTTACAGGATATGCTCCTGCAGATGCTTGGAATATATCCTCAAATACTCCAGAGTATAAAGAATATTCAAATCTCTTGGCTGGTAGGGAGAAAATTCTTTCAGATACCCAGGCGGCTCAACCATGGAAATCCCATATAATGATAAATCCAGATTGGGAATCGATACAATTGTTTGGAGACAAGAAATTGACCGAGTGGGTGGACAATTATCGTAAGGCTGTTGGTGAGAATTTGAGACAAAACTTACAGAATTTGCCAGAGAATTCCCTGAATTGGGGTGGTGGCGATGAGGTTACTAGGGAATTCATAGGTAATGGTAAGAAGAAGGGAAAATTCACTTCTCCAGACACATCTGACAGAGCCATTACTTTCAATGGAATACATGTTAATAGCGTGACTGGTCAAATATTTTTCGACTTTTCATTAAGCGCGAAAGACAATTCAGGAAGTAAGCCGAAAGACATATCAATGGAGCATGCATTAATTAAAATGCCTCCAAGAGACACTAGGACGGCCGTAGACGTATTTACTAGTCCACAGTTCTTGGGCGGAGAAAATCCATCAGATGAGAATAATCAGAGATTGGCTCTAACGAGGCAATTGTATAATAGGTGGGAGCAGTCGTCATTGCCAGTCTTATCGAAAATAAAAGAAGATAGAAGAAGAAAAGAGGAGGAATAGTATGCCAGATCCACTATCAATACTTTATTCAGAAAATAAATTAGCCCAAAAGGAAAATCGTCAAATACTGGGGCCTCCTCAAGAGGGGCCTCTTTCAGTTCCGGATTGGACAAAACCGCTAGAAGAAAGACCTATAACGTTTGGACCAGAATCGGCTACTGGCATAGATGAAATATCTAAATATCAAGATTATTTATATAATCCTGCTGGAATCGAATTAGGTGTCGATATCAATAAGATGCGTGCCATATCGCAGCCAACATCAGAACAGGTCGGTCATATCGCTACGAGACTTATTCCAAATGTCTTACTTGGAACAGTTCAAAATTTATCCAATATAGCGGATGTAGAAGATTATTTCAATATAGATGATGAGGTTGGGAATGCCGTTGGAAATATTATGCAGGATTGGATGGATAAGATTAATGCGAATCAACCCATATATAGACAAGAGCCCAATAAATCGTGGGACATAGGTGATCCTGGATATTGGACTGAAAATATTTCTAATCTATTAAATTCTGCTGGATCTTTTGTGCTCACTGGTATGATCACTGGTGGCATATTAAATAGATTATCCAGCAACATTAGTAGCGGTGCTTTATCGCCAAAAGCTCTTGCTAAATATGAGGCAAGAATCCAGAGGCTAATTGCCGAGGGAAAGGTCCCAGAGGCGGAAGCCCAGATTGCCCTAGAGGGAATGATTTCGAAACATATTTCAGGAGTTCAAGCTGGAACAACTGTTGCAAATGCAATAGCTCTAAATCAGGCAGAATCCATTCAGGAGGGGATGGGGGTGTATCGAGATGTTTTCAATAACAAGGTTGCGGAGGGAAAGGACATTGAGACCGCCAAGCAATTGGCAGCAGATGCTGCCGCGTTAGATGTCAATATCAATAGAGTAAACATATTGTCGAACCTAACTTCTGCTGGATTATTTACGAAGGCCCATCAAGCTTTGATTAAGAATATGGGAGGGCTAAACAAGGAAGTTATATCCGAAACGCTACAAGAGGGCCTAGAGGAGGGCGTTAACTATGCTGCTCAAACGGAGGCAATGCAACAGTCTAAAGATGGTTTTAGGTATCAACTTGATCCAGAGAGGATACTAAATAATTTAATGGCTCCAAAAGGATTGGAGCAAATGTTTATGGGTGCGCTAGGTGGTGGAATACAAACGTATGGAACCCATGTTCTTACTACGGCGATTGAGCGTTCTCAAGAGGCTGTTAATAATTTAAAGCAAACCATCGCTGGGGGAAACACAAACAATAAGGGAACTGCAGCTTTCAACAGGTCGAAGAGGATCGATGATTATTTCCAAGCAAAGAAAAATGCATCATCACAGGAGGAGCATGATAGGATTGATAGAGATTATCTTGATGAGCAGGGAAAAGTAGATTATTTGAATGGAGACATAGATAATACCATCAATTCATTTTCAATTGCTGCAAATCAGAATGTTCAAGATATCTCTAAGAAAACTGGAAGGCCAGAAAGTGAGGTACAGGATGAGGTAGATAGAGCAAAAATTGCCATAGACAGACTTAATAGAATTAAGCAGTCTGGTGATAGTGTCAATCTCTCGGGATATTTAAACAAAGAGGAGGTTCTAAATCAGAAGCTTGCATCAGATGATTTGGGAGAGGCAATTAATATTGTAAATAGCCAGATAGATGCAGCAAAGGATTCTCTCAAAAAACAGAATCCAGAAATAACTGAGAAGGAGTTGGATGAGGCTACATCGGAATTAAATTCAAGGAAGATTGTTTTAGGAGATAATAAAAAGATTTCTGACGAATCCCTGAAAAGAATCACTAGCCCAGAATTTCAAAAAGAACTCCAGATCAAAGAGGAGAAGAAAGTTCAGAAGGCTGAGGATCAGAAGAATGATGAGGTTGTGCAAAATAATAGATCAGAAATTCTCCCTAAAGCTCCAGGAATTATAAATGAAAAAGATTTAGCTACAGAGACTAGGCCAGGTTCTTCGATTACCATTAATAATAATCCAGCCGAGAATCAAGATATCCCGCATAGCTACGTCGTAGATGGTCCAAAGGGCGTGAAAATGCGTCCATCCGAGAAATTTGAATTAAATGAAGATAATACTGCCAAGAATCTGAAAGACGATGAGCTATCTCAGTTCGATGCAGATAAGGATACTATATCTATAATTTCCGAAGTAAAGCCTAATGGGGAAAAGGATTATCTTGTAGTTAAGCCAAGGATGAAAGATGTTATGGGAGCAATGAGGGGTGCTAGGATTTATCTCATGGATAAGAATAATCAGGGAAAGCCTACGATATTGTCAACTATAAAGAATTTATATGGAGAGCTTGGATATGACCCAAGGGCGTCAATTAAGATAGGAGACTCGAAATTTAATAGGGCAGATATAGACGCATTCCTAAATTCAAAGGGATATACTATAGACGATTTGACTAAGGATGATTTGTTTGAATTTATTAATTCTAGAAAGTCTGTTCCTGCAGATAGAAAGATTGATGACGCTGCTAAGCAGGTAGAGAAAAAGGAAAAAAAGCCTGTTGAAAATATCATATCTGATCCAGCAGAACCAGTATCAGATATTAATGATGGAGAAATAGGTGATATAATTAGAAAATCATCGAAGGGCGAGATAAATGCAAATCCAAATTCGATAGCATTTCTTGCGGAGCAATATAATTTTATAGATGGTCAATATATTGGAACTGGAGTCATTAATGAAGAATATCTAATTAATTCAGATAGACGTCATGTATATGCTGGTAGAAATATAATAATTGAGCCATACGAGGGAGAGAAAATTCCTTTAGCAGATTATGATAAAAATGGCAAGGCACTATATCATAATGGGAAAAGAAAGACTACTCCGCACAATGCAGCAAGTGCCATAAGGGAGGGGAGAGATATACCAATTGCGATATATTTAGCCGAAAAAAATGGAGAAAAGGGTAGCCTTATAGGATTTCTAAGGGAGTCCAAATGGCTGGACGAAGGTGGGCCAGGAGCAAGAAAGAATATAACAAATTCATCGGAATCGATTGCCCAAGAGGTTACAGCTTTAAGGAGCACCATTACGGATGAATTTAGAAATGGAAATAAAGTTTCAATATCGTCAAAGATAGAGAATATTTCTGCTGGCCATCCTTTAATTAATACTGAGGGATATAAATCCATTAAGGATGCTATGCCAAATCTAATTGGAGATGCGAAATTTAATGGGATTCTTCCATTTGCACACGTCGTTAATGGGGTTGTGTATCAAGGTAAAACCATTGTATCGAATGTAGTAAATCAAGAGATGATTGGACGAGAAGACTTAACGTCTGGCAGACCTGTTATATTATTGCCGATTGGGGATGGCTCCTTCTATGCTATGCCAGTGATGTCAAAAACCGTAAACGATTCTGGAAGGATTGAGTATGTTAAAAATGGAATATTAGCACATTTAAATATAGACCCCAAAATCACAGAAAAGGTGAATAAGGATTCTTCCATGATTGGCCAGGAGATAGACACGATGGATGGTCTTAGGAACTACTTACAACAGTTTGTATATATGATACCTTCCCATTTGTGGGGTGATAAAAACTTTAAAGATAGGCCGGCTATAACCATTTGGGATAAAGATGGTAAAACCATGATTAAATATGGTCAAACTAATGGTGCATCTAATGTTATAGCCACATCAACCCTTGCGACTATGCTAAAGTCCGACAGCGAAGAGACTTCTAATAAGGGAAAGAAAATAATAAACGATCTGGTTAATGTAATTGGCATTATGCGTCATAATTTTCAATCTGGAAAATTAGAGTCTAATGAAGGAATAAATCTTATAACCAAGAGCGGAACGGTCGAAAATAAGAATCATTCGAGCGTATATATGGAAACACTTCAAACTAATGCCAAGGTTGCTGGACAATCTGGTGGAAAGAATATATATCTCATTCAGCCAACCATAACCTTCGACCTAAAGAGGGATGCCACTAAAGAAGGCGCAAAGACTGTAACGCCCCCTGAAAAGCCAACATCTACTACGACTACTGCGCCTAGGGCTACAGAGAAAAAGGTTAGGCCAAAATTAAAGCCAATGAAGGTTGATGGGGAAACCATTGAGTTGCTTGAATCTAATGATATATCGACGCAGAAGGCATCAATAGGAATTGAGGTGGTCGATAACACTTTGTTCAACTCAGACCCAGAAGACGGTATTTCTATGGGAGAAAAATTAATAAAATATTGTAAATAATTTGTATCTTTGTATTACAAATTAAAATAAGACTTATATGATAAATTGTCCAAATAAATCCTCTCAAGCATTTAAATCTTTAGAAGAAAAAGTTGGAACAACTCTCGCATATTCCATATGGAATAAAACAGAGGGTAATATAGATAACCTTGGGCTACCCATGAATGGCTATTGGCAAGGCAAGTTGTCTGCGGAAGAGCTATCCGCCATACATGAAGCAAGATTTAATGAAGCCAGGAGATTGGGTAATCCTACCGATCAGTTTGTTAGGAGGGATATTTTTGATGGCAGAAATGATTCCACTGTCGGAGAGGTTTTGGATAGAATCAATATTAGAAATCCTGGGTTAAGTCCAATAATAAATGCATTACGCAATGTAATTAGTCTTGGCGATTATAATATTAGGATCGACCTAGAGCCGGTTAACTATCTGGAAAACAGTATGGGTAATATTACATTGGCTGAATATAATTCAGGATTACATTCCATTAGAATATCTGAATTTGGAGACTATAGTCAAACATCCCCAAATGGGTTATCCCATAATGCAATAATTCATGAAATAATTCACTCTATATCTGCCAGATATATTAATAATAATCCACAATCAACCCACGTGGAGAAATTAAGGGACATATATAATCATGTGTTGTCTAATATACAGGAGAAATATAATATCACTGAAGCTGAGGCAAAAGGTAAATATTATGGATTAAAAAATTTAAATGAATTTATTAGCGAGGGGTTTACTAATTCTAAATTTATAAAAGAATTATCTAGCATTTCATCTCCTCAAATTGGTGAGAAAAATATATTCCAAGACTTTCTTGACTGGGTGTCCAAGATATTAAAAATACCTAGTAGCGCATATAACGATTTTGTAAGTGTGGCCTCAAGCTTATTAGACCATTCTGCAAAATCTGTTGATGAGGTTCAGGGGGGTGCGCGGCCAGAAGCGTCAATTTTCGCCATCAAGGTTCCGTCAGATGAAAAAAATATTGATAGAGACTTCATTATAAAGACTTCAGATAATCAAGCTATAACTAGTGAGGAGAAACATGCGGGCATTGGAGTAATTAAGGATGCATTTTCTACCTTGATTAGGAAAGAAGGCAATAATGTCAGCGTGCGTAGAATGTTAAATGTTGCATATAATTCTCTGAAATCGCACTATAATAGGCAGGCCGAACTGTCTGAGGACGATTCAATCTCAGAAGATGAACGCGATATAGCATATAATAATGCGCTAAGCGTAAGAAAGATTCTTGACATAACAGCATGGAAGAGGATCGTTGATTCTACCATAAAAGAGTTGCGAGGATTGGGCATAGATGTTTCAGAAGATGTAATTAACTCTATCTCAAATGAGGACAGATTGAGAGAAATGTCTGAGGATGAAATAGAATCTGAAAGTGAAGACGATGAAATGATCAACACGTCCGACACAGATTATTTGAGCGGAGAGGATTGGAATAATGATGGCATGTTCAGCAGGAGTGAATCTAGCACTTCGAGCGATTCCGTGAAGATATTGATGTGGTCACTAAAAGATCCTAGCGAAAATGCATTGGGACTAGCAAGACACATGGATACCGAGAGAGCTTATCAGAAGGTTTTGGCGCTTACGTCTATGACTGCAGACAGGAGTGTTGATGGAATATTGCGGGCCATAGAGGATGAGGCATCAATCTTGGATAAATTTATTCCCAATAATATGTTCAGACAATTGTCTGACAATTTAAAAGAGGGTGACGCCCAATTAAGAATTCAATTTGCCATTGCAATGAATAGGCATAGGAATATGTTTATAATGAATTCTTGGAATACTAAGTATAGCACTTTGTCAACTTATAATTCAGAGAGAAGGAGAGCCGATAGGGTTGTTTTTAATGAATGGAAATCCATGATATCTGGAGTTTTATATAATAATCCTAAGGAGCGCAAGAATATATTTGACAGCTTTTCTAAAAGTATAAGTGATGCAAGGGAATATAGGAAAAAAAATATTTCTCTGATTGGGCCTAAACTTGATGCCGAATTGGTTGAATTTGTTAAAGAGGCTTTCGCCAGCCTTGGTATAAGATTGAGCAATAAAACATATGATGAACTAAGGCTCCCCAAGACATATAATAAGCGAAAGGGATATACTTTTTCGGGGAAATCCCTAGATTCCCAATTTGGATATAGCGAAACGGGAAATCCCATTGGGATATTTTCTGCTATAGAGCAAACTCTTAGTGGAAAAGGTGAGAACGGAATAGCGGACAATGATTCTCCAGATGTAATATTGAGGAAGTTGGATCAGTCGGCGTTTAAGTTTCTTGCCAATATTGAGGCTGGACATAAAAATGGATATTTTGCTAATATGAGTACTGGGGTCGATGGGAATGCCCACTATAATTTTGGCATCAACACCTATCAAACCAATATGCTTCATGACCTAATCAACGATAAAGTTGAGGAGAATGGAATTAAAAGATTCCCATTGATAGAGGCCTTGAGGAACTCTATCTTTACGGGAGAGGCTTCTTGGCTTAAAAATAAAAACCTTGGAAGGGATAATACTCCATTTAGAAATTCTTGGAGGATTGGCTATAAGGATGGCATAAGAAAGGATGGCACGAAAAAGGCCTCTACAAGAAAATTAATGGCTCAATCTGAGGCAGTATTAAGCTTAATCTCAGACTTTCAGAATAATGGTAAAGACACCATGTTTGTGTGGGATACCACTAAAGCCGACAAGCATCTTACAAGTGTTTTTGAGTTGCCAAGGACTAGCCTACCGAAGGGCATAGTTATTCCAGGACAAAAAGGTAATATGGCTTCCATAAATAAAGATGTCCTAATGAAAAGCGACGCCCTTGATGACGCGTTTTGCATTGTTCGTGGAGAGCTTGGAAGAATTTTGGCCATAATTACAACAGATTCTAATGGGAGAGAGAGGCTAAGAAATGAATATTCTGCACATTATGTTGATAATGGTCAATTTATTTACTCATACAAATTCCTGAACAAGATTTTTAAAAGAGATGCCTCTAACAATATAGTTCCAAACCAAAAAATAGATGTTAATGGCAAGCAGGTATCTGCTATTAAATTAATGTCTCTCGAAAATCCAGAGTACGAGAACTTTTTCAAGGACAAACTGGCGGATTATTTCATCAAAAAGGCTGAGGATGATATTGAACTTCTTAAGAAAAATGGATTAGTTGAAGTCGATGGTCAATTGATTAAGGATATACCAGTAAATCAATCATACGCATTAAATAATAAATTGGGATACTTCGCTCCAAATCAATGGGGGGGAACAGAATTTGTTTTTAAGAATAAAAAGCAGGCATTATTACATCTATTATTAGATCTAAACCTCAATAGCCAAGTGGCTGTCCACAATTCAATGATGCTAATATCTGGCGATCCGGCTGAAATCAATAAGTCGGTAAAGGGATTTATTGCAAAACACTTAAATAGGGGCGAACAGACATTAGATTTCGCAATAGATGATGCCATGGCAGAATATCAGAAGAGATTGGCGTCAGATAATGCCCCGGGAATTTCTGTTGCCAAAGGCGTCGTTCTAAAAAGCGGGAAGAGATTGCCAGATACATATAGTGCAGTCTTTGTGAATGATATGAAAACCAATGGAGACGAATACAAAAAATCTCTGGCAAAAGAATTAAATGTCGATATAAAAGACTTATCCACCGTTGGATCAGATGCTCTTGAATTTGTCTCCCTGGATCACAAATTAGACTTATTATTTAAGTATGGGCAATTATTAGAGAATGAATATACTCACTTAAAAAGTAAATATAATTCTGGGAGAGACCTGGATGAATCCGACTTGAGAAAGATAATCATAGGTGCGGGAAAGCCCAGGCAAGTTACTCATAGATTTGTTGATATTGATGGAGTACTATATTTTAAAAAGATTTATGTAAAATCTGCGGAGATGCCCCTGATACGACAAATAACAGAAACCATGAATGGTCCGCTCAATGACCTTCGTCAGGTTATGGAGGATGAGAAAATTGATAGGCTCGTACACGTGTCGGCGGCTAAGGTTGGCGCAGAAAATATAATGACGATCTATGATGATAAAGGAAATTTCTTACCAAAAGATGAATTGGTTAAATCATTTTCCAGGGGTAGAACCAATATGGAATTTGCCGGTTTTGGGTATCAACAAGATTTGCCATATGACGAATCTCATGACAAGATTAGACTTGTAACACAGGCAGATACTTCGATATTAGAAGGACTTCTCGACAAAGAATTTAAATATAAAGGTGAAAAAGTTAATGGTAATGACCTCTTAGAGAGAAAGCATTCTATTAGGATTGCATTATCCCAGGCAGAAGAAAGAGATGTGGATAGTGAATTGGGATATAATGATGGGTTGTTTAACGAGGATAAGGCCGTTAGTGTAATGTCCTCAGAGGCATCCAGGATAGGGGTGATGGAAAACAATGTTAAACATGTCCAGAATGCTGCTAAGGCCAAGATCCCATTATTGTTTAGCGCCGTTGCATCTAAATTGGAAAATATATTATTCTCAATGTATTCCAATAGGGTTATTAAACCCAAACAGCCAGGTGGATCATTCGTTCAATTCCCAGATCTTGGTCGGGGAATAGATACACTAGATGCAGATAAGATTAATAATATTAATGGCCTAATAAAGACTAAGTGGTATAATGCAGAAACTGGACTAAAATATATGTCTTCGACAAAAGATGGGATATCTTATATGGATATACTTCTTCCGTTTAAGGCATGGAATGAAATGAATAAACTTGCCAATATAAAAGATTTTGTTGACGATAAGACTAATTTAATTGACTTGAGTAAATTTGGCGAAAATGAAAAAGAGGCTGAAAAATTACTTACAATTATTGGAATGCGCATTCCAAACCAAGGACACTCGTCTCAAGTTATTGGTAGGATAGTAGGATTTTTACCAAAATCATATGGAGATGTTGCAATAGTTCCTCCAGAGATTACTACTCAGATGGGATCTGACTTTGATATTGACAAATTGTACACATATTGGAGAAATACATTTCTTACAAAAGATGGAAAATTATCATCAATCCCATCTAATGCCATATCATTTGATGAAAATAATGATATAATTATTAATCATGATGTAATAAATTCTTGGTGGCTCAGTAGGGTAAAAAATGATGAAAGATTATTGAAAAAAATTGATAGAGCAAGAGAGATTGATGAGAAGGTTGCGAGGTCTTTATCTAAAGCTACCGATACTGGCGAGAGTAGCGATATAGCAGACCTAATGAATACAATGCTTTCAGACCAGGAGTACGGAGAGTTGCTAGTCAAAGATATGGAAACACCCGATTCCCTGATTAAGAAGGCTTTGCAAGATTCTTACTTCGAAATATTCGAGAGTGTTCTGTCTGATAAAGATGTCATAAAAAAAGCACTTTCACCATTAGAGAAACCAGATTTACTGGAAGAGGCCTCTCTTGTTATAGCAAATAATCCAAAGGGGGAATTTGGCGATTATGTTCGCCAGATTAGTGATTATATGTTACAATCCGGCTCAAAGTCTGGCGTTGCAATATTTTCCAAAATCATTTCTGCGGCCATTAAGATGGAGAATAAAAATATCGCAATAATGGTAAAAGATCCAGAGAGTGGAAAAGTTAAAAATTACGTGTTTGCAAAATTTAAGAATAATAAAGATAAGGTATTGAAACTTGGTAGACTAAATCCCAACAATAAGAATACTTATATAGATATTAACGGTAAACCACACGAACGTTCTGGGATAGAAAATATTAGAACCCAACAGTCTGGGGCAGTGGATAATGCAAATAAGCCTGTGTTGGCTAAGAATAATTTAAACGTGCAAACATTCAATGTGTCTGCATTAATGTCAATATTATCTGATTCTAGCGGAAATGGACTTAGTCTATCTACAAATGCAAGATTTCTTCGACAAGAAGGGATTAAGATGCTGACTGACCACTTGGTTGAATCGAATGGCACGATTGCAAAATTCAAAAAAGGAGCAGAAGGTGATACCAGAATTGCAACCGCTGCTAAGGAAATCATTAATGAACTTCGAAATAGATATTCTGGAGATAAGTCGGAGTTGGACGCGTATGTCGATTCACTGAAAAGTGAAGCATATTCCCCAAACGATTTTCGTGAAGTAGAATTGACTCCTCCGGATCAAAGAAACTCTAAAGAATATCTTGGTAAGCAAATAGACTTTATCAATATGTTCATAGAACTTAGCGATAAAGCGTGGCCGTTCTCCGATGCAACCAACGTTGCAACAATAGACTCTCGTGGACTTGGTACAAACTATCATCAAAATGCGGGAACCATATATCGTGCATCAAAGGGTATGCAATCTGGCGATTTGGCTAATTTATCTACATTATGGTCCAGAAATGGTAGTGCATTCATAGAGCTTAAGAATGGTAAATATCTATGGAAGATTGACGACAACGATAAAATCACTGCATCGGGTCACAATATATCAATCGCCCTAAAGGTTCAGAATGCGATTGGAAAACTTATGGGTTACAACAATCCAATGTTGATTCAGGCTACGTCTGATATTGAAAGAACTAAGGGTAGTATGTTTAAATCAAAGAGAACATTTAACGCCCAAAGAAATATTGCCAATGAATTCAAATCATTCGTTTTCTCTAAAATGCCCCTATTGGATGGTGTTACATTTGAAAATTTAGTCGATAACCATCAGTTGGCCAACGATCTCATTAGGCTTAAGAAAGAAAGAGCTTTATCAAACAACTTATTTATTCAGACATTGCAATCTGATGAACAACTCAGATTCGTAACCATGGAGGCTAGGATATCTGATAGTTCTGCTGCGGAAAATTTGACATTAGGATTTTATGAATTAGCCACCAGCGATAATCCAGAGTATAGAAAATTTGCAGAGGATATGGTTAAATACGAATACTTAATGGGTGGACTTCAAAAAATGACTAGTTCTCTCAAGTATATGGACGCCGATATTCTCGATAAGATGGGCGTAAATGACCAAGTGTCAATGCTATTGAAAGGTGATGATATCTCCGTGGATAGAAGTGCTGAGTTTGTTGAGAAATATTTTCAGAATAATCCGGAAGAGGCTTCTATTATATCAAAAATTAATAGAAAATTATTTAAGGATAAGGAGTCTAAGGAGTCTTACGTTAGAATAAATGTGGACACATCTTCTAAATCGTTCGACAACGTGGATAGAGAATTTCTGGGAAGAATAATAACTATTGATGATTCTGGAGAACCGTCATACAAAAACTATATATCATCATATGTTGGTGGCGACATAAAATTGTACAAATTTAACCCTGAAGCCTTGGTTGACGGATTTGCTAGATATGACGAAATCCCTACTAGGGGTAGCGCCTCTATCAATAGAAGGGGAACACCTTCGTTCTCAGATTACTCTGGTAGTTATGGCGAAAGGGTTACTCCCAAATTATTAAAGGATATTAGACCACTCGGTTCAGAAACGGCGGTTGACTCTGGCTTTTCGTCAGACCAACTTATGTCAGACATTCCACACAATTCGTATGTGAAAGACCTAAAAAGCTTCTTCTCAAACTCTGAGAATACGAACGTTGCCTGGAGTGGTGCATTGGCTGAGTCTATGGGCGACTATATGAATAATGTCAAAATGGTTTATGAACCAAATGACCCAGAGGGTAGGGTTGCCGTATATGAACTAGAAAAACGTCAGATATGCATCTACAAGAAACAGATGTCAGAAGTTATCGATAAATATGGTATAGAGTATGCACACGAAACTATTGCCCACGAATTAAATCACGCTATGATGGCGGAGGCTTATTCTCTTGGCAAGAATGGTAATAAAACATTTAAGAAAATCTCTGATACGGTTGATGCGTTATATAGGGATGCGGCGAACTCTATGGATAATGTTCCGGTAATAAGTATAGTAACAGGGAAAACCCTTAATGCTGACTGGACATATATTCTAACAGCTATATCTCACGATGAGCACATAGATTCAATTGCACAACATTTCTATCCAGATGATACGGATAGTAGAAATGAATTAAAGTTAACTATGTACAGCTTTAATTCTCCAGAAGAATTTGTGGCAAATCTTATGTCAAGACCAAAATTTCAGACACAGATGAAGCAGGTTCAAATTTCACCCGAAACTGCAAAGAAAATTGGCATAACAAAGGGTAAAAACGTTTTAAGGGCATTTTTAGAGTCATTTGCGAAGTTATTCACAAAGTTAAACTCTATAACCTTTAAAAACGAAAATGGTCAGAAATCGTCTAAAAACAGCGTTTACGAGGCTGCGTTTATAAATATGATGACGCTGGTTGATAAGGTTAAGGAAATTCCACAAAGAAAAGATGTTTCTGTTCCAGTAGTTAGTATTCCCCAAAATCTTGTATCTGGCAAATTGTCATTTGGAACAATTCAGGTGGCAAATTCAGAATCTAAAAAACTATTGGGACCAAATCCCCATTCTATTGATATGATAGAGGCTGGATTGAGGACCAGAACCACGAGAAGTGTTGGAGAAATGCAAAAGTATAACATTAGAGTGGGGGATATTATCACTCAGTCTGGAATATCTGCCGATGGGACTATTAAGAAAGTTCAAACAAAAATAACTGCAATTTATCCTAAGGGAACCCCCGAGTATCTAAGCACATGGTATAAAGAAGGATGGACGCAGGAGGGAATAGATAATATAAAAAGATTTAAAGATGGTGCAGCGGCTATAGAATTTGAAGTCTTAAAACCTATGGAAACCACCACCAAACCTATGTCGCATTCAGAACAATTAGAATTTGAGATGAAGTGGAAAGAAAGCAACGTTGCTCTGCCGAGAGCGAAGAAAATACCCAAAAAAATGACAGAATTACCGAAGTTAGAAGATTTTCAGGGCGATGAAGCATCTTACTTTAGATCGTTAGAACAATTCAGGAGAGACAATCCCGACAAAGCATCTATTGGAATAGAATTTCAGAAGCCACAAATACTTGTTGAGCCCAATTTTAGAACATTGGATTTAAAGGATTTGGTTGGTACGAAACAGTCTAAGGAGGCCGTAGCAATGGTGGACGATATAATTATAAACAACCCAGATATGCCAATAGCTAATGGGGAATCCTTTACCAATTTTAGTACCAATGTATTATCAGCTTTAAATAAATTAATCGAATCAGCCCCAGATAATGCGGTTATAATAACTCATAATAGTGCATTTGGATTGATGAGATTATGGAATACCTTAGGCAGGCCGCAGAATCTTGACAATAATTTCAGAACAAGATATACCAAAATGGAAAGCAGCCCCGGCGACACCTTCCAAATCAAAAGTAGAAATGGCATTATTAATATTGTGCGCCATGGTGAAACTGAGGATAATGTCTCTGGCAATTTTAGATCAGAACAGACTAGGCTCACTCAAAATGGAATAAATAAGGCCAAGGAGCTTGGCAAGAAACTATCTAACGCCTCAGTAATAATTACATCGGATGTTCCAAGGACATTACATACTGCAAATATAATAGCAAATGGTGGCACAATGGCTCAATTAGGCTCTACCGTGGTGGAGTATTTGCGTAATTCAGAAAAAAATGTTAGATTTGCATTCAGAGATGCTGTTGAGCGTGGAATTTTCAAAACAAAATGTGAATAATGGCGTGTAGAATAGAAAACATACAGGACGAAAAGCTTCAAAAATATATCAAGAGATATGGAACTGATGCTGGTATCACCATGTACCTAAAGGAGAATGCTACACTTTTAGAAGAATTGAATGTGAGTGATGGAATTAAGACTAGTAAAGAAATTATTGATTATCAGAAGAGTATCAATAATTATAACCTAGAAAATGATTCAAACCATGGCGTGCTAGTGCTTGATAAGGGCAAATGGACAACTCCAGATAAGGTAAATCTCACCACCGGCAAGAAGTATAACACTAAATTCAATATTGATTGGGGAAATTCTGTTAATGATGAAGTATATGCTAGCCCAGGAATCGATCAGCCTCCAATGGAAGATGGTGAATTTGATGAAACATACTTATACTCCATATCAAATGAAGGTGAGCAGAGTATGTATGATGAAGCATCCATTTCAAATGCATTTGAAAATACTGAAATTGGCTTTGGAGAAGATGTATCAAATCATATAAATGATATACCCGTCACAAGAGATGAAATGCAGGAACTCCCAATATTGGACGAAGATGTTGACTTTATTGAGATATATCAAAATATCAATCCTAAGGATATTAAAGGCTTGCATAGCGGTATTCCATTAATACTAAGGCAGGCACAAATAAAAATCAAATCCATTAATTCTTTGATTGGGAAGCTTCAAACAAATGAAGATACGCTGAAAAGGGAATTGCAGGAATTGAGGAAAATAGTTCAACCTAACGATGAAAGGATAGAAGATTTAGTGCGAAGAATCGATAGGATTAGGGAAAAAAAACAAGACATGATTGTCGAACAAAAATCACTACTTAATGATGTTAACGATATGTTTACATCTGATGGAAGAAATTTTACTATTGACAATCTAAGGAGACTATTTGATTCTCACAAAAAATTCGCATTAAGAATAGCCAATGCCAAAGATGCCAGCGCCGATGACATGGTTACGGCCATGGATTCTATGACTATGTGGAAAAATGTATCACAATCTCTGCTCAATCAGGGAACATTAATACATGATGAGATACAGCAAGCATTGCATGAGATAGAGCAAGGGGCAAGCGATGATTTGGTAATCAAACTAAGAACTAAAGCTGGTGATATGTTTCTGAAAGAAAGTCAATCTTTTGTTAAGAACATGAAACAGGATGATCTGGAAAAGGCTGAGGACATAGACATCATAAGAAGGAAAACAATGACAATAGCTGACACTAGAATAAAAATCCTTAGTGCAGTGGATGGATTTATTAAGAGGGCCAACTCTAGAACGCAATTAGAGGTAAACAAAATCAGAAAAAGGGTTAGGGGATTATTTGACGATATCAGAGGCAAGATAAACCCAGATATTTTTTGGGAAAAAGATGATGATGGAAATTACACAGGAAATCTAATAGGAAGAATCTCATCAAATTTCCATACAGATAAATCAGAAATGGAGTCTAAGTTTTACAAGAATATAGATGATTCTGTTCGCATTAAAGATGCTGCAAAAAGAATAGCCAGGCAGCAAGAGGCTGTGGTAGAAAAGAATACTTGGCTAAGAAATAGAACATATACCATTAATCCAGAAGAAATTTTTACAGAAGAAGGCAGGGAGAAGGTTAAGAAAAAAATTATTAGCATTACTGGAGACCCAGAATATGCAGAAGATAGAATTAACGATGCTATCTTAAAATATGAAACCTTTAAAAAGAATTTTTCCTATAAAAAGGAAGAGTTCCAGAGACAAAAAGATTCTGGGGAGATAGATTCTGATACAGCATTAGTGGCCAAAATAGATGCATACGAGAGGAATAATAGTCCAATTGCATATATTAAATACATAAAAAAAGATGATATCGGAAGAGATATAAGGATATTCCAATTTATAGATAATTACATAACGCAAATCCCTCTATCAAAATTTTCTAATGGAGATTCAACTAGATATTATAATTCAGAATTTAAAAAATCAATACTTGAGAATCCGTTAGCTAAGAAATTTTATTATGAGTACATAAATCTTATGGAAGAAATGTTATCATATCTTCCCTCGTATTCAAAGAAAGGTCTGGCCCCAAATTTCATCCCAGCAGTTAGGGACACGGTATGGAATCGAGTATCGCGAAGAGGTTTGAAAGGGTTTTTTTCTGGATTGGGTCAAAATTTAATAAATTCAGCAACAACGCCTGCTAGCGATGAGGAGATTAGGGTAGAAGTTGATGAATTCGGAAATCCAGTTAGGAGCATTCCCGTAAAATACATGAGGTCCATAGATATGGCTGACAGAAGCAAAAATCTCGAGGATATAATGTATAAATTTACTGAGATGGCATTAACCTATAAGCACATGTCTAACACTGAGGGAATGGTTCTTCTTGGAAATCATTTTATCAAAGAGGCCAAAGCTGTTTTGAAAAATTCGGATGGAACTCCAATAACAGATAGTCTTGGACCAAAATTAGTTGATAGAGGACTAATTAATGCATCTAAAATGTTACAGCACACTATTGATGCCAATATTTATGGAAACAAATATGACGATGAAACCTGGACGCACACAAAGATAAAATTCTTTGATAAAAAGAAGAATATGATTAAGGTGATTGGAAGCACTCCAAACACAGTTAAAATAATTGAAGATTTCAATAAGATGTCCACCTCCCTTGGGATAGAAGAAGCATCGGAGGCAATATTAAAGAAGTACCCTAATCAAGTAATTATAGTTACAGAAAAGGATGCCTACAAAGATTTAGAAGATAGGATGAATCAACTTGAACAGGATCTGGACGATAAGAAAATAACTGAGTCTGAATATAAGTCTCTGTCATCCATGTATGAAAGTGCAATGAAAGTTCTGGGCAGAAATGTTGACATAGCAAAAGCTGCAGATATTGGCATTAAAATGTCTTATATGAAAGCTTTTTGGTATAACATATTCCCAGGTGTTGGAAACTTAGGATTTGGAAATATATCAATATTGAATCATGCAACTGCCAGATTAGACTTTAATCCCACAGAAGCTAGAGCTTCTATATTAGAAGCAATGCACTCATCTTTAAAATCTATAAGACCAAGTTCTTTACATAAAAATAAGGCCTATAATATGGCCCAAAAATTTGGCGTAACAATAGACGTGTCGGAAGCGGTATTAAAGAATAAATCTTATGACCTAAATTTATTCGGTCCAATGGGATTCATGTCTAGCTCTGAATACATAAACCGTGTGGCAACATTATTGGCCATGATGAGACATATAAAGATACAAGACTCATCTGGAAAGGAAAGATCTCTTTACGAAGCCTTTAATGATGATGGAGAGTGGAACACTGCGGAATTTGGGGAAAATAAAGACTGGAATGGAGATGTTGGCAATGATATGGAGAATAAAGAATTCTACAAATTTTCAAATAAGGTCAAGAAGATTAATAGAGCATTGCATGGAAATATGGATGCCGACACTACTCCAGAGATTAAAAGACATTTAATTGGTAGGCTCTTAGCTCAATATAGGCTATCCTGGATGGCGGAAGGAATAGCCAATAGATTTGACTCTAAGAGATATGACGAGATTCTTGAAAGAACTGAAGAGGGAAGATATGTTACTACTTTTAAATTCTTTAAAGACAATGGAATACTTGATGGATTTGCAACAATGTTCAAACTCATGGCATTTCAAGGTGAAGACGCATTTTCAAATAGAAAAATGAGCGCAATCGATAAGGCGATGGTGATTGCTAATGTAAGAAAAACATTTCATGAAATCTATTACATGGCAACATTATATGGAGCATACTTACTTCTCGCATCAATTGTGGCTGGAGACGATGATGATAAAGGATTTTTATACGCATCTATGAATATGCTCAATAGGATTATGAGTGACATATCTTTTTATAGCAACCCAGGAACATTAGCACAAATGATAAACAATCCAATACCAACACTATCGATATATATGGATTTTTCTAGGTTTATATATGCTAGTGAAAGATATTTGGCAGGCGATGATTATTATGACGAGGAGAAATTGCTGGAAAAATTCAATAAACAATTTCCGATATTAAATGTCTATCACAAAATTCAATATAATATGGATAGGCCATTATTGAGGAATGTACAATAATAAAGAGGGGAGAATATTCTCCCCTCTTTTAATATCATTAAAACCTCTTCGCAAATAACCTATTAGTATTTTGTTTAACATATGAGAAAAACATTTCCATTTCCTTTTTATCGGAAATCATCTTGTCAACAACTTCTGCGAAGTTTTTCAATCCCCGTCCCTTCGTATTATAATCACAAACACAGCGATAAAAGGTGTCTCTACTTAGACATAATGCATAGTCTTTTGCCAAAATATTTCTCGCCACTGTGCGAGAAGATACTGTATTATTTTGTTTCATTCTTCATCTCAATTTTATAATAAATCCCAATTTTCTCATTTCAAGAATATTTTCATTATCAACAGAAATTTTGTCGGGCAAGTATATTATTTTGTCAAGATCTTCAACCTTAACAACAACAGATTGCTTGTCGCCTTTCATGTAACATTTAACATACATTCTCAACTCATAAAGCTTATTCAAATCTGTTTTTATATAGGCGATATGACAATCATTTAAAACATTTACTTCTCTTGCTGGCTGAAAATTTACTATTCTAATTCTCATATCATCCTCAGAGTCAGATGATAATGTTAACAAATATATCTCACCCGGATGACATTTGCTAATATTATTTTTATACAATTTCCCGAATAAATATAACTTCTCTTCAACATTTCTATCTGAAAATGTAACTTTGGCATATTGATTTCCCATTTTACTTTTCTTATATTCAATTTCTCTAATTTCTGCCAAAATGGTTTTATTCTCAAATGGTTCTGTGCTAGTAATAAGTTCGTTAAACGTAGAATCACAATATCTGCATCGAATTAATTCATATTCATCAAATAGTGAATGCAATATATTGAACCCTAACAACTCTTTTTCTTTCTTAATCATATTAATTGGATCAAAATTTTCTGGCTCATCTAATATTGGGAAGGATTCTAGGGAGTTGTCAGCATCAAATAAAGATAATTGTCCAGGATTTTCCTGTTTCTTCTTTCCATGATTTATTAATTTGTCTATATTTATGGCAATTTTAGCTCTTTCTCTTAATATATTGGACACTTCATCATTCATCGTTTGAAATTTTAATAATTACCCCCGCATTTTCCCTATTAATAGTGGTAAATTTTCCGTTGATCAATAAAGGTATCGGTAAAATTTCATTGATATTATCGTCAATAATCCATCCATTATCTCTCATCAAATCTAATGGCAATTGTAATGCATTTATGAAATCATATTTTCTAGCTGAGTCTCTTATAAAATGAAATCCAACTATAATAGGTTTATTATTGCAATGATTTTTAAATCTATCAATTAATTCTTTATTAGACCACTGAAATCCAAATGTTTTTTTATATTTTGAAACAGATGGACTGTCTAATAATCTTTTCATCTTAAAATTAAAAACACGTCCATTTTTAAGAGATGGGATGTTGCCCCCAATAAAACATAGATGGTTCTCCGCTTGAAATTCCTGGCTCCTCAAGCTCTCTAATTCGTCTAATCTCAGATTCTCTACCATATTTCTCTTTGATTTTGGCTATTGCAAAATATTCGCTATCAGACTCTACCACCTCTACAAGTCTCTTCTTTTCAGAGATATTCATCGAGGAGGCTGTCGAGATGAGTGCTAGAAATCTCTTCATTTTCTTTTTTATTATTGGTTAATATATTGACCGCAAAACCATCCTCAAACTCCACATATTCGCACATCTTGATGGATTTATTTTCTAGAATCGCTTCAGAAAGTTCTCGCATGCATCCTTTACTTTTTTCCAATAATTCTTCGCCAGACCTAACATCGTGAGCATTAATAAGAACAAATATTATCTCGTCGCATATTCTTAAGATTGGCAAATCTTGATTCATCCAGAATTCCTGAGATAGCCGAAGTGGTTCGGCCATATGATCTGCAATGTGATGCGAATGACTAACTGGGGAAAAAATAATCTTCCCTTCGGCCATAAAATATGATGACACCTTATTAGCAATTTCAAAAGAGCGTTCTGGGTTCCATGTATACGGAACGGCTAAATACGTTATACCACTCATAGATTAAAATATTTCAATATAATTAATTATTTAAGGCTCCCATTTGCACAAACAAAAGAAGATTCCATTTTCATTTGTTATAATTCTTATGTAATTCTTATTAGAGCCATCATGAATACTGTGTAGTGCTTCAGAGACTTTACTAAGAATAACTGAATTGCTATTTGGAAACGAGGCTATTTCCTTTAAGAATGCCAGTTTGCCAGAAGAAGGTGCCCTAGTACATTTATTAATATTGATTCCAGAATGGCAATCAAACCCCAAATATACAGTATTTACTGCTACTTGAATCTTATCAACAGTCAGCATGTTCATTTTTTACATCTTTTGTATGAAAATTATACATCATCATATTAGCCATAACATGTCCACTATGGCGTTCTCCACTCTCAGGGTCAATTTCTTCTCCCTTGACAATGGCAAGAAGGTGTCTAATTGCGCTCTGTAAGTGTTGTCTTGGATTATCGCAGGGCAATTTCCAATTTTCTCTACTGTATCTTTTCATCCCATAGGTCATTGCTTTAACCAAGGGCTCTACCGAATCAAAGTCTAACAATGTCCAGTCTAATTTTCCCTCATTAAATCTGAGGGCCTTCGGCGTGCTTATTTCACTCATTTTCTCCTAATATTAATATTTCTTCTTCTCCAAATTTACTCTCGTATTCGTCAACTAAATTATCAATGTCAGGTATTTCCAACATTCTTTCGTACCTCTTCCTTGCAGAAGATGATTTGTATAATATCTCATCTATTTTATCATAATCCTCCTGTCGTCTCGTTCTTGATAATATCAACGTTTTGGTAGATTCTTTTATTTTACTAAATTTGCCCTTTAATAATAATCGATAATCATCCAAATATTTTTCTTCAATATTGTATACGTAATATGTGAAATTTTCTAATTCCTTCTTATTTATGTAATTTGGATGCACTTTAACTTCTTCGTGGCTGGCCTTTGGATATAGGAGAACCAGGCCGTCCGATACATTAGAAAAAGCAAAACAATTAATTGGCAAATCTGCGTCCGGAGACCATCCACTTATTAGTGGAAGTATGTATAGCATAGATTTATTCATTTATGTTTACATTACCACGCCCTGCACTTGCTGGGGAATTACTTCTAATTTGTGAAAGTATTCCATGTGCTGAAGGGTGTTCGGTGAAAGAGTGTGACCATATCACATTAAGCCTATCGTATAAATCTGAAGATATGGAATACGAAGGTGAGATGTTCTGAATTTTAATTTCTTCGTTATTTTGTTTTGTCAATTTTTTAATTTCTAAAGATTCCTTTTGAGCATCTCTTGCTAAAGACAATTTATCTATCGTAGGAGGATCATTTATTCCCTTCATTTTTATAATAGAATACGAACTCTTCAAATCATTTATATGCTTTAAGAATGCATCATCTGATGAATTTATGTTCCTACAGTATTCATATTTTGCTTTTAAAATTGGATATGGCCTAACGAATGTGGTGCCATCTATAGTTTTAGTAAATTTTTCCCGGCTCCTTTTTCCTATAACAAACAAATCAACTTTCAATTCATTAATATTATTTAGAAAGAGTGTGTCAATCAAGGAAAATCTTTCAGAAAGAAAATTCATTTTTTCTACAATAAAATTTTCCACCGATTTCTTCATTTCTATATTAAAAAATAAAGGACTGGCAATGTTAGATATATTACTACACACAATATTAATATGTTCTAGACTATTTGCATACCATTTACCCGGAGAAATGGTAAGAGATTTTAGTATCTCTCGTTCATAAGTCCGTGAAAGGCGATGATTAAACGAGTCAACCATATCAGAGAATGTAGATAACGGAAAATATTCAAATTCTCTATGCGGAGAAAAGGATATCATAATACTATATGATGAATCTACCCCAACATTACTCTTTAGTGCTCTAGACTGTTCTGCTATAGCCTGTATATCAATAACGTTTTCAAGGCCTCCATCTGGATTGAAGGTTCCACCAGATTTAGAAAAAGTTTTTATTATCACGGACATCCTTCTATTAACTCGTAGGCTCTCCAGATGCATGTTAATTATATCCCTATATCGATGAAGCCTATTGCAAATTTGTATAAATTGTTCGCTATCATTTATATTGTCTGTAAACAGTGAAATATCTAAATCGTTAGTTTTCCTGTCTCCTTCGGGCAATATGCCCTGAGCTACTAATGCTGGGAATCCTCCAAGCGCTAAATTGTCTTCACATTCTACTATATTTTTAAATAAAGAAAATAATTGTATTGCTAGAGATACATTCATTATAATAATTGATTTATTGATATAATATTAGAATTTTCTGCAATTATCCTGTGTTGAGAGAATTCTTTATTTTCTAGATACCAGTGCGCATCCTCCATTATCCTCCACAATCCCTGGCATCTTTCTCCTTTATATTCAAAATTTTCTGCACAGCTATTCATAAATCTTTCAGAGAGTCGTACTATAATTGGAAGACAGTTAGGAATTTTTCTAGAATAAATAAACTGAAAATCACCTGGCATAGGTTGATTCCATTCTGGGAAATATCTTTTATGTAAAGATAACAATCCGAAAAAATATAAAATCCCCTGAATGTCATATCTATACTTAAAAATTTGGCCTCCAAACTCATGTGTTGGAATTGTGCCCGTCTTAATGTCAGATGCAGATATGGTTTTTTTGGTTAGGTTGAATCTTATGATATCATACATAACCTTAAAGCTTCGATATTTGCCATCGTTCATTTTTAAGACAAACTCATATTTAAATTGATAAATCACTATCTCATCCTCTTCCCCATTAATCAATTTTACTGCTGGCTGAAATGATAGTATATTCTCAATGGCACAAGTACTTTGAAATAATTGTTCCTGAGTTAAAATTGTCTTTCCCCTGGCCGCTTTTTCCATTGACAGCCTATTAAACAAGTCTTCTGGAATTCTTTTCTTTAGCTTATCGTCTTTTGTGATGGAACTATATATTTTATATTCCCTACACTTCTTGACGCATTCATCCAATGTGGGCTCGTAATTTCCCTCTGCCGCAAAAACTTGGAATAACAAATCTATTGATTCAGTTAATTTTGGCTTAGAGGTCTCCGTGTAGTATAATTCTCCCAAATGTTCCCTATTAGTAAAAAATGAGTCCACATATCCACCAACAGTTATTGCGGAACCAGATAAATCTTTAGCAGAATCCTCTGCGAGGCATTTCGGACCATTAGGAATCTCCTTTAATAAAGAATAGTTTAAAGAGGGGGAAGCCCGATACTCCCCCTCTGTGTTAAAAGATTGTAATCTTAAAATTTCATCTTTTGTCATTTATTTCGAAATTAAATCAATAAAACTAATCCTGTCTGCCATATGAAGAACACCTCTATTGCATATAGCCTCAACTACGTCAAATATGCTTGGTGAGGCTGGAAAAGCATGATTAGATCCTCCTCCGTTTAGGCAAAATTTATTTTTTGCACTTATGGAAGAGAATTCATGATTGACCATGGAGGACATGTTCGTGAAGACAACAGGAATTTCTGGATCGTTGTATAATAGATAGCTTAATAGATATCCTATAATGGGCCTCCATAACACTTTTAATATATTCTCTTGTGATCTTGTTACAGACAGCACATCATGCATTAACAATATTCCAGATTCTTGTAATTGACAATTATCTGATATTATATTGGAATATGTGGAAACTTTGCCCAAATCTTCCTGTAATTTATCTGTGAATATTGTTCCTTGAGAAATATTGTCACCACTATTGTAGGAAAATGCACTTCCGGTCCACGATTCTATTCTAGATTGCTGCGGCATCCCCCCTAAAATTATACACCTAATATTAGCCAAATCACAATATGATAGGGCATTAAAAGCCTTTTTGGGATACATCTGCTCCTTTAGGGCAATTGTGTTTATGTATCTAAAAGAATCCTTACATTCGACAGACGATATCATCTGACTGAGTATTTCTCCGGAGACATTGTTTGCTTGGGAAAAATTGTAGAATGTCGTCTGATCGATATAAGAACTTCTGACTTTAATAGAGGGCTCTTTTACATCCAATTTCTTTGTCATTTTTCATTGTTTCATAATACTTTACAGCTCCATTATTTTTATCAGTGGTCCATTGAGATAATTCTTTTTCTCTGAATTGGAAATATTGCTCCATCCATTCTTGAATATCTCCAGCAAACCTCTCCTTTATTAATTTGAATACGTCAGTATAGAACCTCCCATTAATAGATTCATTAATGATCTCAGCGAATAATAGAAGTAATGCAGATATTTTATTGTGATTATATGTTGGCGTAGATATTCTAAGTTCAATAGTTCCCCTATTCGTATAGTAAAAATTATTTAAATTTACGATATGGTACCTAGAATTAACATGCCACTTATTCTGCATATTCCTATCCTTGGGATGATGTCTTCCAAATTTATCGAATGCCTCATTGCCATCACTAAGAAATCCGACAATAGAATTTTCATTACAGCTAATTTTGGGCAATGGAGAGCAATAGTCTTTCTGCTTATAAGCAGAAGTCCTAGAGAGGCAGGATGGGAATAATTTATATAAGGAATCTTGAATACTTATGATCCCCTTATAGATATTACATAAATTTTCTTTTGTCCTAGGAATATTACCAACATGAATATGCATAGAGCATCGTTCATTGAATTCAGTATATTCCGACAGTGCTTTGCATTGAGACTTGATTGCAGATAATCCATGCGCTCCGTTTAAAACGACAGTTGCATATTCAAATCCACAAACATTGTCATGCCTCAAACTGCCATCTCTTAGCGGAATTAGCCCATTATGAGCAGCGGTGTAAGTTGGAATTCTTCCATCCCAAGATTCATATTCTATTCCGAAAGAATATTCATGAAGATGTTCGGCAAGCACTTTTGTTCTGTCGTCGATTTGGAAGTTTTCGGGATTAAATACATTGGAAAATTCTTTCAACATTGTTTCGCAATTATAGCTTAACTCAAAAGTATAAGGATTAATAGCAGAAATTTTATTAAAAGAAACTTTACTCTGTTTGTCATAAATTTTAACTTCCTCTTCTCTGGCAACTACATCATTATTTTTACACTGAATAATTCCACTCCCAGATATTTGATGAATATTCATTACTGGCACCAGAAATAATCCTGGAGCATTCACATGTAATTCGTTAAACTCTGTAGTGGTCGTTTCTGTGCTTCTCTCAGAAGAATCTCTGTGGTCGGCGTATCTAGAAGTAGTCCTTCCGTGCGTCCTAGAATCAATTCCATCATCAGAAGCTTCATTCAGAAGCTTACTCAATCTGCCCGACTCCTCTTTATCGGCGATATATATGAAACCATTTTTAGAAATATTGGGAGTATAATATCCCAATACTGGAGACCCTGATTTGTCAAACCCAATTATCCCATAAACTAATTTTACTGCTGCCCTATGCACTCTTTTGCCGGATTCATTATCAAAGACAAGATATCTGCTAAATGGGGAATAATATATTCCGTCGTGAAGAAAACAATCTCGTTTTTTGTGATAATATTTTCCTCTTATAAAAACGCAATCATTCTTATCCTCTTTCTTTCCGTCAAATGTCGTTACAATTGTACTTTCCATCTACAAGTAGTTCTTTTACTTTTTCTAATTGTTTACAAATTCCATTATTATAATCTGAAACCTCTGGCTCTTCAAGTATTTCAATTCCTCGATTTGCCAAGTGTACCATTCCTCTAGCAATAAAAGCTTCGTCGGTCATGGAGGAAATCATTTTTCCAATATTCTCTAAATCGGCGATTTCTTTATCCAAGTCGTCCTTGCTAATTATTCCTTCGCCTCCGCATACAGAACATGGCAATGATCCATCATAAGTAATTCCCATGCAATTTGGACATTCTAATTTTTCTTCTATGGGTTTCTCGTCTTCATGAAATTCTGCCATTATTTTTTTCATTTCATCATCATAATCAGATGGAAATGGATCATGATAAACAAGGATGTCCGAAAGTTGATTATATACAGACATTTGAGATTTAACAACCTTACCCATTTTGAATGTTATTTTTCTCGAGGAAAAGGTTGGGCAAAATTCTCCACTAAAAGGCTCATGAGTTTTATTGCAAAATAATATGTTGTTACTTCCATTATATTCAGAAGGGATATAGTATGGTTGAGCGAATCCCTTACATGCATAGTTAATCCAAAAATGAGAACCCTTCATGTCAGGATTCTTCATGGAGGCCCTTAATAAATCTAAATATTCAGTTCTCCCCAGCATTAAATTTCCTCTCCAGAAATAAAATGCATATAGTTTTAAATATGTTTTGGCATTTTCAGATTCAAATATTCTTCCCACAGTGGTTATAAGAACTCTGCCATGCAAAAGCTTGTCATTGGGATCTACCCAAACTCCATTTTTCCAATATATGGAATCAGTCAGCCTATTGTAATGAGTTGGCAAAAGAGATAACTGTACGGCTTCGTCTTCAGCTTTTGAAACGTTAGAAGCTTTATTTTCTGTGAAAGACTTCCTATTCTCAACCTTATGACCATATTTGCTCCAATAATGTTCATTTTTCTTTCCGTGCCAATTTTCTTCGTCAGAATCATTTGAATAATATGAGCTCTTGCTGTTGAAAACTTTTACCTCAAAGGATTGTTGATAGGCATTACTGCGATCTATATCACAAACTTTTGTCATTGTGTTTCCAACAATTTTAAAAACTGCGTTAAAGGGAAGTTCACAAATAGCTTCAGTATTGGAAATGATTTTCGTCAATGCATCTTTTGTGCTACAAAACCATAATTGATTATTGTCGACACCATAAAATAGTGGCCTTTCTTCGGATTCTGTTTGAACATATTTAGTGTTCTTGGATCTTCCATGATAAACATACATTACTCCCGGCTCAGACGCATGCATATATACAATTGAAGCAGATCCAATATATTCATCGAGAATTTTCCAGCCAACTTTTTCTATTAATATCGCCAACATCTGACTATCAGACATTTTATCAAGTTCCTTTTCGAATCCTATATGTGCTTTGTATTTTCTTAACAATTCTTCATGATTATACAAAGTTCCATTATGAGAAAGAATTGAACATATTTTAACACTCTCACTTTCTGGGAAAAATATTGGCTGAGTATTGTTATAGGTTTTTGCTCCTACACTAGCCCTCCTATCATGACCCATAATTACAGGCTGATCTAATATGTCGGGAACTGGATCTTGTCGCCAAAAGTCATTAAACTTTTTTACTTCCTCAGTTTTACATATAAGATTATCATAGGCTATTCCACAGCCATCACCACCCCTAGAATCCATTTCCATACCGAGGATAATGAATTTAAATTTTTCCAAAGGGGTCCATTCTTCTTTAGTATTCGCAGACCACGCCCAAATGCCACAATTTAATGTGTTGAGCTTTGGTTTAAGTATTAGAAATAGAATACCGTGTATTAAAAGTGAAATTAAGATTATATTCGCAATATAAGTGCTACACATTAAGCAATGATTTTAGAGTTTTTAAAAATTCCTTTAATTAAAGATGATTTAGATTGTTCAATCATTCTTATTCTAGTATCTAGATTGTAGGTATGAATACTAGGAAGACCTAATATGAAGGATAGATTCTTTTCAATATTATTTTCCCAATATATTGTCTCAATCACTCCTTCAACCTTATCGTAAATCCATTCAAAATATTTTAGATCGAAAAATGTTCCCCCAAGAGACCTACATTCAACTCCATATGAAGTTATTCTACATGCGCCAAGAAGACCATATAAATTATTTGTTCTATAATTTTTCCCAGTAATCTTGATTGCCGGCAGGGTAATATTCATGTCAAATAATCTAACTACCGCTTGCCTAAAATGGTGCCCATATTTTTCAAGTAGATTTTTTTCAAATCCAATATGAATATGGCAACCTGCTGGCCTCGTAAGGCCTTCTAATTGTGGAGTCGATATTTCGATCATATCATTCCATGCATCTCTAAATGATGAGCATCCAAATTCTTGGGCTTCTGGGGTATTAAAAAGTGCATCTGTAATTTCCATGCAATCTGCATTATGTAGATGGGCCTCTCTCTCTTTAGCCCTATCGTTCATGACATTCCACAAATTTGTCATGTTAATCACAAATTCTTCCTTATTATTAGCCGGAGGCACATTCCCTTCGATTAGAATATTGTCATTTAAAATAGCATATCCGCCACCTAAAACCTCTGGATCATCTTTTGTGCCAAGGGTAAATCTTTTTGCAGAAACTACCTTGCCGGATGAATCATTAATTATGAATGCTTCTGGATCACTACCTATTGTAAATTTCATTTCTTTTGTTTTTTGAGGATTTGTTTACTAATTTTTTTTAAGACGCTTACTAAATTCTATCCAATAATTAGCATATTGAACCTGCCTCTTATCGTTGGGATCTATTTTTATTATCATAATATCTCAATATATTTACTTGTTGGTAAAATTGATAATGGCGTTTCATTTTCGTCTTTAAAGATGATTCTTTTTAGCCTACTTTTCTTAAGGACATATCCTTCATATTTCGCGCCAACAACTGCAGATTTAAATAACTTTTTAATAAATTTAAAATTATTTTTTATAAGCAAATCTTCTTCCTTAGCCTTTGACGTCTCAATTAATTGCAACAAACACTTTTCAAATGCACTATTTGTCAATAATGATATCATCGATGTGTCCGAATTGCGATATGTCAAGCCAATAGATTCATACATTTTACGAACTAATAATTTCGAGGAAAGATTTTCTTCTTCCACATCTAAGTCAAGATGTTTGCGAATATAATTTTCCTCTGGCTTGAAATGCTCCATAACGCTATTATTGAGCTTTTCATCAAAAAATCTTTTTTGAAAATCCTCTTCAGAAACATATTTCATGTTCGAATGATTATATAAATCTCCAAAATCATTGTAATATGGCTGATGACCGTATTTGATTAGGGTTCCAAAATACAATGCATCCCAAGCAGATAGTCCATGATCTTTCCATAGTTTTACTGATATTATAGGAATCATATACCCAGATGAATATATGTATCGCAAAGCAGTATGTGCTAGCTGAACCTTCCTACATCTAGCATACCCAGATTTCCAAACTTTTGCTCGAATTTCATGACAATTAATTCTTATGCCAATGACTTGTTCACTATCTTTGGAAATTTTTAGTGGATTAAAACCAGAAATATAGATAAACATATTTTTATCGTCCACATTGCTACTGATCCCGCTACCACATTTTTGTGCATCTGTACAAAGATCTTGAATGGTATATTTGGAGAAAAAAGTCTTTCCGTCAGTATTTAACTTTCCAAAAATCTCCATTAAAAGATCTACGTAATCTTCTAGATATTTATCGATAGAATACTCATTCCCAAATAATTTACCTACTTGTGGTTCTATTGTTCTTTTGACAGAGGGGTCTAAGAGGGTATATATTCCAAGACTTATGTGTTCATGTATATTTGGATCTCCGGAAGGAAATTCTGTACACCCAGTTTGAGTAAACTGATAATTCTTATTGCGGAAAATAGAAATAGTTGCGCTATTTGGTATCATTATCTTCTACTATTTTTTTAATTACTTTAAAATATGATTCGGTTCCAACTTCTCCAAGTTCTGGAGCGGAATTTACTTCTAATATTATGAAATCCTTTTCTGACTTAGCATCTGATTTGCATCTTACATCAACTGCACCTATTGTTAGTCCAGTAGCAGATATAGCTCTTTGGGCATGTTCGCACATGAGATTCCAGATTTTAGGTTTTTGAAACATTTCGTGTTCCTCGCTGACCCAATTACAATTTGTGGAATTGAAAAACCATCTCTCTTTTGCATCTTCACGACGAAGTTTTCTCCATGCTAAAAACGATTCATCTCTTGTGCAGTGAATCCTATATTCTCTCGAGAAATTTTTGAATTCTTCAACATAGCTGCCGTCTGGTATAGGCCTAAAATCTTCCAGCTTCTCAACCAATCTCATTCCATGTCCCTTAAATCCAAATATTTGTTTTACAACAATTGGATATTTAGCCTGTTGGGGATCATTATTGAATTGCTCTCTGGGAAACCATTTTGCATGAGAAATACCTTCCGTATTGAAGCAGGCTTTCATTCTCAACTTATTCCTACTATTTTCAATAGCTTCTATTGTATTTAACTCTATTACCCTAGAGTTATTTCTGGGAAAAATTTCTGCAAGAGGCGTTCTGCTTCCCAACCTCACAAGGAAAGGATTATTACACCTAATACTCCTCAACATACTTCTCAACTTAGAAGCAGAAGGATTTTTACTACGAAGTTTAACTCTATAATTCATCACCTGAATGTTTGAATGTTTCTATTTTTAATGTACCCCATTCTGACTCATATTGATACTCATTCTTATCCGCCATCTTGCGATATTTTCCCCCAGTTCTATCTGTAAGATCTAGGATATATTCCTCTAGGGAAGAATTATTTTTTACAAATATCGTTCTAATGGCTTTTTGCACATATGTTCCACCGGTTATATCGCCTCGGTCTTTTTCGAAAAATTTAATAGATACTCTCATTTTTCTCTCTTTCTTATCTATAATATTCTTTTCTCGTATTTTCAACTTTTTTATTATAGTGCCTGGTCCAGTCAAATACACCATCAAATTTTTCAACCATTCTGCCATTGCTATACCGCGTATTATGAAGAAAATATATACCAGCGGTACCAACACTGGTATCGATATTAGCCCTATCATAAAAATTAGGATAACCTTCAAGGCGTTCAACATTTTTAAAAGTATTTTCATCAACTTCAAAAACTTCAATTTTAATTTTATGTTTCTCTTCTGATGGGTATAATCCCGGAAATCCCCCCAAATCAGCCATAGCAAATGGCAATTCAACATCTTCTGTTGATAATTTTATAGCATGGGCGATTAGTCCATAATTTCCCATTCCCTCTCTCAAACTTCCGTAAACTGCGATTTTCTTGTTCATTTTTTATAAAAGATATTTAACTGTAAGATATAATTGTATATAATGTAAGACCTGATCAAATCCCATATTGACAAAAAAGTAATGGATTCTACCAGCGTCCCATAATTTTTTATTTAATTTACTCGAAAAGAAATCAATACTAGTATGAGACAATAGGGTTATTGCCCATGCGTAAACATGAGTCTTTGCTGGAAGAATGATAAGGAATAGGGTCCACATTATCAGGGAATACCATATGGCATGATTGAGCAAATGGTGGAAACTATGGGATTTATTAATTTGATCTTCTTCTTTTTGGAATACAAAATCTGCTAACCAATGAAAGATGAGGACCAATAAGAGAATTAATTCACTCATAACGACTTTAATTGTTTTTGTAAATGATCGATTTCCTGTTGGATTTCTTTTTTATATAATAATCTATACTTTTTTTCAAGATGTTTAACGTCTTCATCATCGAGATTTATTGTGTGAGAACCGTTGCCAACATCGCTATTTCTAGCAATTATGGTAAATGTTGTAGTCCGTCCTGGTTTTTGTGCGTTTTCAACCGCTTCTAAGAATTTTTTTATATTACTCATTTTTTAAAATATTATTAATCTATTTAATTCTTGAATTATATTGTTGAATTCAACAAAATTATAGGAGGGAAGATTACCATTTTCATCTACAAGTAAATTTTTTACATTTTTACTAAATCCAACCTGTGATCCACATGTTAATATAATGGTTTTATTCTTAACTCTCGAATACCATTCCCCCTGTATTGTCCTCCACGAGATAGGATTTTTAGTTGTCGAAAGTTCTTCTGCACATTTCATAAATGCATATTTGATATTAAGGGGATACTTCTTTACCCAATATGTAATTAATGATTCCCTTTCCGCTCTCATGAGGAGCCTTTCTTCAATACTTATATAAATTTTCCCCTGCGAGATTCTTTTTTTTGCTGCATACAATCTATCCCTTTCTAATATTTTCTTCCATATCAAAGGATCACCATTTTTTTTCTCTAATCTTAATTTCTTTGCCTTCTCTCTTTCATGCTTTAGAAAATTGGGATCATCTTTCATTTTTGCATACTTTTGTCTTGCCCTATTATTATTCGCAATTCTTTTTTCCTCTCTTGTGAAATATTTTTTAACTGACATATTTTTATTGAATCATTAATTTTTTAAATTCTTTTAATCCTCTTTCTTTTACATAATCACTCTGATCTTTTGGTGTTCCAATTGGATTCCACATGACATCAAAACCATACGCTTTAGAGTGTTTTAATGCATTCTGAGTACCGGTTTCATCATTATCATACCACACAACTTGACGTTCAGATATTTGTTTTAAATATCTTACTTGATCTGGGAATAACATGGTACTTTCTGAATTTGGCGCAATTGCGCATGGATGCCCTAATACGTTCCAAAATGGTCCACAGTCTTTCATTGAGGATACCAGGTATAATGTTTTAACTTTGCCCTCAATAGTGTTTAATGCCTGAATTATGCCCTTATTGGTATTTGTTTTCCATTTCAATGCTTTATTTTCAGCTAATGGGTTATATATTTTTCTTCTAAAAACCTCATCAACCTTAAAAAAATCATAAGTAAAAGACAGGTCTCCTATTAACGGTTTATTATATTCAATTCTTTTATCCTCTTCATATGCCACCCAAAATTTTTGGATTGGACGAATTTTAGCCTTATCAAGCATGAAAGGTTCCCAGCCATATTGCTTCCAATAGTCTATGGATTTTTGGCTCCATTCATCATATTTAACTGTTATGATACACGGATAGGCAAGATCTCTAATAATATTTTCGTTAAATTCTACATCCATTTGCCTTATGGTAATTTCTGGGTCTATCTCTGATACATTGAATTTTCCACAAAGATATTTTATGGTATCATGAAAATTTAAGCCAGTCATCAACATAGCAAAATTAATGGCAGAGAAAGCTCTGCCAATCCGAAAATCATATAATACGAAACCCTTTCTTTTGTTTGGCAAGACAATTGCTGCGTCTTGGCCAGTATTCATTTTCCCATTTAATGATATGGGAGACTTAAATCTTTTACCTACTGATTTAAAATTTGAACAAAATAATTTAAATATGGCTAATTCCGGCACTTTGCCCAGGAGCAATTCCTTGCTCGCTGGACTTCGTGTCGTTATTTTCATAATTTAAAATGGTAGATTGTCCTCCTTCTTTTCGATATTGCTATCAGCAATTTCTTTGAAAAGATTCTCGGTTGGCCCGGATGCCTTGAAAGAACTGGCTGAGGGCGCAGATTCTTCTGCATCAGCCTTTTCGAATGGGCGAAAGTGATATCTATTATCCTTATTGAAGAATAGCGCAGGGCCTCCACTTGTCAAATTAATTTGAACTGGAATACCGCGCTCCACAACAAGAGAACTTTCGTCAACTTCTGAAGGGGATTTAACAAAATTGAATTTTACTAACAAAAGTTTGTAACGAGTTTCGCTGTAATAATCAGCACCAATCACCCACCAAAGATATTTTCCACACAAATATGGCTTAATATTCTGAAGATATTGACCAAATTCTGAAACGCTATTAACGCTGATTTCATCAATTTCTTTACGTACACCAAGCTTATCAGCTATAATACCGATTTGTCTTAATAAATCCTGGTAATGTTTGTCCTCGCGTAACCAATATGTTACGAGTTTGCCGACTTTTCCCCTAGCCCCATCGACACCTACAAAACCTTTTTCAGTAACTGGCTCGCCCTCCAACCATACTTCCAACTTTTGATTAGGAGAACTGGGAGATTTGACCAATTTTAGATCAACAATTTTTGCCTTATTCACGCCATAAGAGAAATACTTACTCGTACTGCTGCCTTCGACAGTTTCAACACCTTTTGTACCAAACATATTTATTTATTTTATTTGTTTACAATTAAATTCCTTCTTCAATAAAAATATTATTCCAATTAATTGTCAGATTATTGTCCTTATCTGATTCAATTAAAACGAATTCTTTTCCAGCTAGATGTTTTGGCCTAGCCTCAACCATGAAAGATTCACCTCCACGGAAAGTTAAAATGGATTGGTTTTTCTTTCTCCACAATATTCCAATGGCATCAGCCTGCGCAGCTATAATTGTTTTTAATTGACCAGTTAAAGATATATCAACAATTGCAAGTTCTTCTCCATCTTTTTGGATAGAACTATTTTTTATATGACATACCAATATTAGCGTTTTAAAATAGGGCCTTAACCATTCGATTAACTCTAAATATGCGGTTCTTAAAAATCCATATCCAGCGCCATTGGGAAGAGAGAGGATATCTTTGACCCCTCCATCCCATCGCTTGCCCATAGGGGTTTTTCTATAATTAATAACAGCTAATTCAAGTGCAATATCTTCCAGTTTAGAACCAGTATCTATTGTCCCATATTTATATCGATATTCACTGTTACCAATTCTCTTTGTGCTAGCCTGTAGCGCCCTAATCAATTCGGAAAAGCTTTTTAAATTATTAACATCAACTCTCATTGCGTTAAAATACTTTGCCCCACCTTCCAAATCAATAATAAGATTATCATCTAGTGCAGCTACTGCAGTGGTTTTGCCAGATTTTTGAAATCCAGCTATAATCAATAGACCCGGATCTATGGCTAATGGACTAATTTTTTCTTGTGGTAATTCCATTAATGATTATTTTTATTTATTTCACCTGAATCTTCTGGAGATCTATATATCTCAACAATATTTGTATCCTTATTAGGAATTATTTCATACATATAATTGAATGCTCTCGAAATCTTGTGTTCGTTTAACAAATTCTTTATTGTGTTGAGTTTATCCTTGGGCCTATTGCCAATATAAAACCTCAAGAGAAATTTTGTACAGTCTGGGTATCGAGAGATTATTCTTATTAATTCCATCTCTGGGGATACTAAATTGTTAACCCTTCCTATTGGGGGGCCAATTGTTGCGACTTTTGACATTTTACTTTTAATATTGTTTTATTGATAATTTATTTATAAAATCTTTGACAAGATCTTGCACCTTGTTAACCAATTTTTCGTTATCAAGTGTTGAGGGGTTCCAATCTATTGAAATAATTTTGAATTTATTGAGTTTTTCATATAAATATTTTATATAGAAAATATTATTTTTAGCCTTATTGGCAATGTATAATGCCGATTCTTTGGAATTTCCTGCTTTTAAATATTTTTCAAATAAGAATTTAGGATCAAATTCTGGGCTGTCATTACCAAATGTTCCCAATTCAATATTAAATTCTCGAAGATACCTAAAGCCCCTCTCCGAACCGGCATTCTCATTAATTCTTAAGCCAAAAATTAAATTCATACCGCCCTTTTTTTCATAATCGCGAAATCCTTCTGCTGCAACTGTTAGCAATGCATGCTTTTCAATATACCAATCAAGAATTTCGTACGACTCATCTTCAGTGATTTCATTGTTTGCACTTAATACTTCATATACAGATCTTAATTCTCCAGCCCTTTCCAGTAATCTGTACTTTTCTTTTACTTCTTCTAGTGGACTCATTTTAAATAATTTTATTTCTAAGCTGTTCTATGGCGACATAATGCCTTTCCTCCATATCCTCTGGCCTTGGCAATTCTTTGAAATAACTGCAAGCACCTTCAAAATATAAGTCAATATTGCGCTGAGATACACCGTCCCTATTCAACATTATAATTAATTCTCTGTGGTTGTCCCTCAAACGATCTAAATCATATTCCTTATAACTAGAGAATCCATATTTTGATGGAGCAAATAATCCTAACATAAGATTAACATCTCTACTAACTTCCTTATTATTTCCGAGATTACCAACTTCTGGTTTTAGTTTCTCAATTATTGATTTTCCAGAATTTGTATACTGTTGCTGACTGCCAGCTAGGGCCTGTTGTTGCACCTCAACTATTAACGCCTTGTATTTATCTCGAAGTTCTAAGCAATATTCTGATGAGAATCTGCCAATAGTTTGCCATTGATCAAGATCTTTCTCCGTCGAGAGTAACCCCAAGTGATCAAAAATTGCTTCCACTATTAAATTAGGGTTATTGGGAGTATACCTATCTCTCACCCGCTCTATTTTATCGCCAAATTTGAGATTCTTATAACTCCAAGTCCCATTGGTATCGTACCATTCTTTTATGTATTTAAACATAGCTGTTGGATGTCGAATCTCATCATTAACATCCAATTTACTTTCAAAGAATTCGAACCATGGTCTTTCTTTTTCTATCAGTTCCTCTACATAATCATCTAAAACATAATCATTGAAAACTGACAGCAGCTTTTGTTGTGAAACTATTATTTGATATTTCGTATACAACCTATACGCCATAGCTTGCCTCATAATTGCCTCTTTAGACACTTCTAGGGAAAAATAGAAGATCTTTAAGTCTAAATTGCAGTGAGGGTGTTCGTATAAATAATCTATAGGTTGAAAAAGATAAAGAAAGTTGGCTAATTGAGATTTGCCAACTTTGGGACCGGCTGTTACAACCACTATTTTTTCTGGTTCTATGCCGGGTAGCGCTTTGCTTAACCTGGGGAGACTCCAAGGGATTGCGATTATTTCCCCCGAAAGTCTCCTCGATTTGTTAAGTTTTAATTTTTCTAATGTCTGTTCATAAAGTTGCTGATTTTTTTCTTCCATCTATTGTATTTGGGATTATCTCTCTTATCGTTTCCCTATACAAAGATACAAGATTTTCAGTAACTTACCAAATTATTTAACATTTTTTAACGTTCTTTCGATTCTCATAACGTTTATGTATTTCTTTTTAATTTTAGATTCTACACGTTTGGCACCTTTTGACGAAAGACTAACTTTAATAGAATCTGGGTCAATGCCTCCATAAACGCTAATTCCCATTATAATAAAAGCTTTCATGGCTCAAATCTTATGGATATCGGCTTATCAATAATTTTCCACACCTTCCCGTCGAAGCAAGATATCCAAGTGCGACTATATTCCCCAATATAATTCGGGGCATCCTCTTGAGCATGGATAACCATACCACTGCGTTCATTAGTAAATAATACTATAATGCCCGTTTTAATACTTCTTGCAAGTATGGGAAATGCTGGTCTTATATTAACTTTTCCGTCCGTTATCGTTGTTTTCATAATTGCTCGTAATTTTTATTTGACTTTTGTGAATCGATTTTTTCTCTCCTAGCATATACCCATTCGGCAAGAATACTTTTTGCGAATCCTCCAATATCCTTTAAAATAAAATATGCCAATAAAGACCTACCAGTATCGTCGGTAAATTTTTCCAAATATTCTTTTGTTGCTTCCGCAATTTCTTCATTAGTAATATCTGGGTATAACTTATTAAACTGATCTAGCTTCTTGGCAATAGATGGAATAGTTCCCCTCCATGGCCATTTATCATCCTTCATTCCTGGAGGATACATTAGTCTAAGGCTAGAGGCCAATTTGGAATTATCTTTGCGAATATTCCTAAAAACGCGAAGACCTTTTGGGGTGGCTCTTATATTTGTGCCATCTATGACCACAAATCCCATTTCTTCTAAATCTTTAGCACGAATAGTTGTTGTGGTCGGAACAAGTTCTGGAGAAAATTTTTTAAATATTCCAACAATATTTGCCAAATAGATTGATTGTAATATGGTTAAACCATTTTTAATTCCATTATATATAATGAAATTGAAATCAACTAAGTGTTCCATCTAATATATTATATGAAAATTGCTTAAAATTTATAAGATTTTCCACATCAACAATAATTCCACTATTTCTAATACTTTTATACGGATGAGTTTCTATAGTGGCAAATGTTGGCATATCTGACATGGACGTCAATGTATTGACTAGCAGTCGCCTAGAACAATCTATGGATGACAAAAAATCTTCCTGTGTGTATATTTGTATTCTTTTTTTCCCACTAATTTCCCTTAAAGATACTAGCCATAGGGGTTTTCCACTGTTGTATGGCTCACCCCTTGCAATCTTTAGAAATAACTTGGACGAGCTAGGAAGTGTATTGTTTTTAATTAAATGCAGGACGTCTTTTGATATATCGATATCATTAGAAGAATTCATGAATTCAGATATTTTACATCCAAACAAACCTTCTTCATCCCCAATCGGTACATTTAGATAGGATACGACTCCACTATTTGCCGTTATGGAGGCGTCGCTTTTTTTATAGTTTTCAGGCACTATCCCCAGGTAAATGAGATTATTTTTTGGAATATTTTCACAGTCAAATGGGATGTTCCACTTTTTACTATTGGGAGATAGCATGAGTGCAGCCATAAATGGCGAATTTATATTATACCCATTGGACTTTATTTTAACCAAAAGATTTTCATCTTTAGAATATTTCTTTATTCCAATGATTTTATTATAAATTTGATTTTCACATGATGAAATCTCGTCTGCAAATATAAGGGAATATCTTCCTTGAAGTGCTCCAGTTATCATCGAGAATACTAATCGGTGATATGCATCTATTTTGATTGCCGGATATTGTTTAACTTTTTCGTTGTTAAGCTTATTGTAAAAACTTATTTGTTGCAATTCTTCATCATATATACAATAAGCATTTTCTGGAGATGAACTTAATAGATTCACCTTAATTGTTATGTTGCTGGAACCTGATATTTGGCGAACTATATCATTTATCGCGCTATATCCGTTGAGAATAAAAATACATTTCATAATTAAATTAAATCTAGTTCAAAATTATTTGTCATTATTAATTTTTTAATCTCAATATTTGGCCTAAAATTTATTTCAGAACCATTCTGAATCGAGAAATAGATGAGATTACCCAACTCACTATAATCATCTTTTATTATCTTTTTCCCCGGTAGATATGATACAAAAAACGTTTTATCATTATTATCATTAAAAAAAGATAGAAAATGTATTTTCATAATAGCAGTGTTGCCTTCTGCATCAACTGCATTATCCATGTTTTTTATTAATACATTAAACGAGCAATCAGCAACCTCTAAATAGTCTGAATTATGAATTCTGAAGCCATTTAGCTGAAAAACATTAGGAATGATCTGCGGAGAAAATACTCTCTTCTTTTTCTCGGGATTGATTATGGATTCATGTTTTGTGAAATTAGAAGATTTTTCCTTACAAGCGTCAAGCAGTTCCTCGGGAACACATCCAAATATTTCTAAGAAAATAGAGTCTGGAATAATTCGGTATATAGAATTGTATTTAGCAGTTCTTTGAACAAAATGGTCCATAAAGGATATTATGCTATATGTATTTTTATCTACAATCTTGGCCAAAGATTTCATATCAATAGAATTTTGAGCTCTTAATGACCCTAATTTACCAGAAAGATTTCCTAGAGTTACTTCCCCAAGACTATCAAAACTTCTAGTTTTACTTAAACATTCTTTTAGAAAATTATTTCTTATGACTATCCCTTCATCAAAGAAAGATTTAGAATTTTTTTCGCTATTGAGAAATCTATTAATCACAGCGTATGCTTCCGACTTTCTTTCTCCAGTACTGCCAATTTCAATTAATATCTCTTTAGACAGATATGGAGACATTAGGATATATCCACGTCTGGCAGTTTTGGAAAATCGAATTCTTTTTGCCTGCTTGTCAATACTTACAAACAAATCGCTCATTTTTGAAGCAATATCCAATTGTCCGGTCACATCGTATTCGTTAAAAGACTTTTTAAATACAATAAAATCTTCCACGATCCAATCTGATTTGCCTACTATTCTTCTAATGTTGTCCAACACTGCATTTAGATTGATAACCTTATCAAGCCCTAATGTTGGTCCCAGCCAAAATTTCATATATTCTTTCATGCTCTTTTATTATTTGTGAATAATTTTTAAATTCATTAGACATCATTCTGGACTCTAATTCGAAGTCTTCTTCTGATAAAAATTCATTAAAATTTCTTGTAAAGTTTTTATTGGAATCATCTGATTTTCCTGCAAAACCGATTTCATTTTCTGAAATATTGGAAGAGTTTCTTCCGAAATTAGTTTTCGACAATCCATTTGAACAATTTGTCCATTTTTCCTCTGCTGTAGTACTATGTTTGAAAATACGCAATTTTTCCATGTTGACAGTTTCAATATTGTACTTAAATAAGAGTAAGATGCCGGAGTTAATATAAAATTAATATTTCTGTCCTTATTTTGAAAAGTAGATTGATGTACTTTCTTAAGAGCTTCAGTTAATTTTTCTGTAGTAATTTCAGGAACTCGATATTCATTGAAATACAAATCAAAAAGGCGAAGTTCAGAAAAAGCATCATTGTATCTGCCTCGCAAATCTTCTATGGCTGTAGTGGATGAAATATCTGGTATTGATGTTCTGACAATGATTCCCCTGGCAAAATCAAAGTCTGAAGATGATCTAGAAATTGTCGAAAAATATTCTTGCTTTATTTCTGCTGCAAGATCGATTCCGCAATCTGCGTGAATAATGGCATTAATGATATCAATATCCGCCGAGTTTTCGAATGCAAATCTTTTACTAAAATTTATGAAACATATTGATCTTAGTATTTTATAAATTTTTATCTGGGGAACCAAAAATAATTTATTTAGAGAAACATATTCTGTTGATGCATTTTCTATGGATTTGTGAAATGTTTTTTCGGACATATCTGAGAATTCGCACATATCTTTAATGGATATTTCCATTCCATTATAATATATTAATTCTTTTGATTTGCCTTGCTTCTTCTGCCCCCCTTCCTCTTCCTCTTGCATTCTTCCAGTAGGCTTAGGAAATCCTTCATCGGAAGTTCCTATTAGATCATCGAATTTTTTAGTTGGTATTCTTAATTCGAGACCCTTTCCCCTCTCAATCTTTGTCAGGAATTTATTTCTTACTATTTTCATAATTTACGATGATGATTGAGGTGCTCTTATATTTTTTAATTTAATTATATGTTGTTTAAAATTTTTAACTGCAATTTTTGCAGCTCTATCTACTTTCTCATTGAATTTATTCCCTGTATGAGCTGGAACATATTCAAATTCTACCCTAATGTCTCGACTTTCTAAGTTTACTATCATATAGTAAATCGATACCCACAAACTCCTATTTGCAATTTCTATATTATCGGAATTTTTCCAACCATTTTTCTTCCAATTTTGCATCCATTCATTAATACCATGAATGGCATATTGAGAATCTGAATATAGAACAATCCCGTTATCTCTAAAAATTTTATATTTTTCTAGACTGTGTATAGATGTTCCCAGCACCCGCCCTAGGGCTTCTAAGACCGCCGATAATTCTGCATAATTATTAGTTGTTGGAAATTGGTGAATAAAACCTTTATCTGCCACCATGATCTCTAAGTTGTGGTCTAATATAAGGTAAGCCCAACCTCCATAACCAGGATTTCCGCTACAGGCGCCATCTGTATATATTTCTATTGCCATTATCTAATCCGTATATTCAATTTCACCTAATTTAACTGCATCAATAAAATTACCCCTTTCTATATAAATTGGCTCACCCTTTATTCTCCTATACTTATTGACAATAGTATGCATTCGCCATACCCTGTTGTTATAGTGAGAATAAACCTTTAACCAGTATGATCCACCTTCCTCGGTGTCAGACCATGGCAAAAAACCATTCATCAATACCGATATATCTAATATCAGTCCAGTATTAATATGATAAATTTGATTTTTATTATATATTTTTTGGTAATTTTTCATCAGCCTTGCCCTAACGCTCAATGGGAGCATTGCTATAAATTCTTCCCCAATACCAGCTTTCAGACAATCTAGTTCTTGAGTGATTTTTGCGAATTTTTCATCTTGGTCTTCCTCTTGCGTATTCATACAGTATATGGTTTAATAGAATATTTTTTGGCCTTTTTTCCACAACGCTTACACCTACTATCATCAGTTGGATTTTCTGTATGACGAAAAAGAAACCAGCACCATGCTTTGTAAAAGACGGTTTTTTGTCTTATTACTTCAAGGTCAAGATCTTCATCCTTCAGCAACCATGCCTTAAATGAATCAAAAATTTGCTCTAGCTTAAGTCTGCCATCTTCTGTATCAATAAAATTATTTTTCATTTTGTTAAGTTTTTTGCTATTAAAACCCCTATTATGCAGCCAACGGCTGCCCCAGTTGCATATAATATTTTAACTTTTTTGCCACTAGAAAATATTTTATTCACATTTATTGCCCATATATATGATGTAGCAAATTGACTTAATATCATGCCAGCCCAATTAGTATGACTAATGAAATATGTATTTATAGCCATAACCAATATCTGTCCAAAACCTATTGAGAAAAATATGATTTCACTTTTCTTCTTCTCGACGATCGCCGAAAGTCCTATTAATGAATTAATTGTAAATGCAAGAATTCTTGTCATAGCGATTCCATTAGTTTTATCATTACTTTATATAAGTATTCGTAAGAGTGAAATTTCGTCATTTCGGTTATGTGAAACTTCTTCGTTAGGACTTCTTTAGCTTCTTCTTTTGTCATATTGTTCGTTTTAAATTTAAATACAATCATCTAATCCATCGTCATATGGCCATGATTGCAGCCACCCATCTACCATTTTAAGTGGACATCCACGTGGATGCTCATAATGTTTGGTCTTGCTTTTTGCAAAGAGAATTTTGTCCATAGATATTAGCAAATATTGTTTTTTATTTATTTCAATATTTTTAACGTCATCTTTATTATAATGAACAATATCTCCTATTTCATAAGGCTTAACACCTTCGCCCGTCATTTTAACTTTCCCTTTATTTTCCCCTTTGCTTTTTACGAGAATGTCATTGTGATTAATTTTGTAATATTTATTTTCCATCTTGTAGCTCTTTTTATTTGAACGTATTTGCGAAAATTGTAGTTTCAGCTCAGCCTGGCTTAATCTATCTAAATCTGCATAATATTTCTCCCATCGTGGAATCATGAAAAACATATCATATGTAACCCATATGATTCCTATAAATATTACAGTTGCAATTATTATGATTCCGAATGTATTCATTTCTTTTACTTTAATTGATTAAAAGGATAAAGGGGAGATTTCTCCCCCCTTAAACACCCTTACTTAGACAGCGTATTTTATCTTAGCAATATTACCTTTGCCATTGATGATTGTTTCCTCATCATTGAGTTTTTCCCAAAGAGATTCTTTTGTCTCATCATCAGCAACATTAATTACTGCCCGACGGATTTCCCTTTCAGGATTTTCGTCATACTTACCACTGGCAACATGCTGAATAAGCTGAGCAGAACCATTTTTCATTGCTACGATGTCAATGTCAGAGAATTCCCTAACAATACCGTCTGTCGTCACATAATTAACCATAAGAAATAAAAATTAAAGGGTTATCTCTCAATAGCCTAGTAAAATTACTTCTTTGATTTGGGCGTTATTTTAGATTTTTAAAATTCAGTATATTGATCTGATGGGTCAAGTATTGGTCCGATACTGTTATAATCAGATTCCATAATTTTAATTTTTAGAAGCAAAGAGCGGGCAATACTGCTCTCGCCTCATACCTAAAAACAAACAACATGGCCTAAAAAATTGTCTGATTTAATATTTGTAAATATTCTTTTGTTCTTGACAATTTGCCAATTATTTTTAAAAATTCCATTCCCTTCATATGCCCATCGTTAGGCCAGAAATCTTCGCAAGTATTATCTTCTTTCAAAAGATGAGTGCCATAGTATTGGAATTCTCCTTTTGGTGCCGTATAACGATAACATTTTTCTTTGTGTGGACAATTTTCATTGTTACACATTGATATATCAGCCATTTTTTTCTATTTTAATAACTGAAACTTTTGGCAATTTGCTAACATGTTTAAGAACAGATTCCCTAAAATCTTCAGATATAGAATCTATTTTCTCATCCAACAGTTGATCTTTGGAATTTAAGGGTTTCCATCGAACTATAATATATACGGATTTTATTTTTTTCATTTAATTCTTTCTAATTATAGATTATACTATTTTGGATAGTTTATTTTTTAAAGTTTGCTCAACACTCATAATGCTTTCTTTGTCAACTGTAATGTAATCACCTTTTACATAATTCTTAAATTCGGTATGCACTTTTCCGTTCATACGCTCAACTTTAAGCTTCGCATTTTCTGCACACGCAATAACAGTGTCGTGTACCCCTGAGTTGTAGCCCTCTGCGTAGGCTTCGGATTGAATTTCTTCGATCAATACAAGAAGATGGGCTTTTGTACTGTTTAAAATCAATTCTGCATATCTTTCTGGTGTTTTCATAGCTTTAATTTTTACGTTTTCATTTGTTAAAAATTTCTCTTAATGATAATTTATTGATTAATGTTTTTAATTTATTCACATATTCTTTATCTTCTGCATAAAATTGAGACAGATAGTTAAAGTAATCGTCTTCTGTTTTTAATTGTGATAAATATGTAGAATAATATAGGGCATAATCAAGCAGGGAATCCGTCCAATTATCGTAATATGCATGATTATATTGAACTCCTTTGGCAAGATTTACTCTAATCACGGCCTGTTTCATACCAAAAAGATTATTATTCTCTTTAAAAATATTAGATCTGAAGCTGTCCGTTTCTAATATTGATTGTGCATAAACAATGTGAGGAAATTGAAAATTTAATTCTTTTATTTTTTTAATAAATTTAGATTCCTCAAATTTATTTTGCTGATTCATTACAACAATAACCTTTTGTTCAATAATCTTTTCTTCTATAGTGTTAAAAAAACTTAAGATTATTACAATAAATAAAATCACTGATAGTAAAAGGATTATAAACCAAAACATTTTAATTCTAACATATTCTAATCCTTTTTTGTCTAATCTGTAGAACATAGTACAAATTTTTAGTTAATAATAATTGTTCAGATATTATAGTCTGATTTTCAATTTTCTTTTGAAGCGGGAATAGGATTCGAACCTATGACCTTGAGATTATGAAACTCACGAGCTACCACTGCTCTACCCCGCAAAATTTTATCTACCAATAAAGAAACGAAAAGAATATGAAAATGATTATATGTAAAAAACACCACAAGAGTGTGTGTCCTTCTAAGTCATATCCACTCCTCCAATTATCAATTAAGTTCTTGATAGATTTAATGGTCCACCAAAAATATAGAATAGCTGTTAATGGGACAATGATGTATCTCATTTTATATCTACATTTTCAATCGAATAGCTTAATCCAGCTGGAAAGGAAAAACCACTTTCGTCAACATTTTCGAGAAAATCCCACTCAGATGTTTTTTCCCCCCTCTGCACAACATAGCCTTCGCCGCGAGATACAAATATTGCGATTGTACCGTCTTCCCATATTCCTAATATTGGATATGTTTTAGTAATTTTAGGCCTAGATTTTGCTCCTTGAATTTTAATTAATGCTCCAATTTTTTTAAACATTTTCTACTATTTTTTTAATCATCATATTACCTGTTTCGCCATAAACAATTACATATCCTTCGTTTTTCATGGAATTTTCTAGGATTCCTTTGCAAGTCTCTATGTCACTTTGAGTTTGTTGATTTATTTCTCCGTCATTAACACCTTCTTGCAGTTCGATATTTCTTAGGAATTCCAGGGCTGTGGCAATTTTGTGTACAGTAAATAATGTTTTAGGCATGCGGTCTAAAATGTTTGATTTGCTTAACAACTTTCGAATCCGGGTTGTTTTTGTAAACCTTTTTTTTGTCGCCACTTTTAGTAGTTTTAATTAATGGAATTTCTTTTTTCCCTTTTTTCACCATGATAAGAATTCTTACTGGTGCAGACATGATGGTTTGTATTACGGTTTTTCTATTTTTTCGTAATTTTGATTTTGGCATTTTGATTATTTTTAAAGTATGCAACAAAGTAATATGCAATATAGGATAAAAACTGAAATTCCTACGGCAATTGATAGCCATGCATCATTATAAAAAGCTCCATATTTTATCTCATGACGGTACCACCAATTTAAAAGATGCTGGATTACTATAATTACTAAAGTAAGTAACGCTATAATTACCCATGTTGCCATTGAAAGTTTAATTTCCATACTAAATATATTCTATATAACAAGTTAACATATTCCCGCCACCAGAGTTATATTTGAAGCACAAGAGCGATAAGATATTTTTATTAGAAGTTTCCAGATCTATTTGATCAATGTAGCCATGTCTCTCTCTTCCAAGGCTGTCTTTTAATCCTAATCTAGGAGTTTTTAATCTAATTTTGTTGACGATCTTAACATCTCCTGCGCTTATAGTATCTAAAATTGATTTTATTATATTGATGTTATCAATTTTTTTAGATTTTTCTCTCCTATCCTCTGCTACGGTCCATATAAAAGCTTTTTTTCCAGGTATTGAAGATTGATTTCTCAATGTATTCTTTATCGATGGAATTTCGCTTATACCAGTTAAATCGCAGTCTATGAATGGGTCGTTGCTTTTTTCAACTGATGCACAATGGATTTTTACTCCTTTTAAGCTTTTTCCACTCTCAAGAATTTTCTCATAAACTTCTTTTGAAATTTCGTAGATATTTATGAATTTTGCCCCAATTGATCTTGCAGCATTACAATGTCTACAAATGGCAGGCCCAGAAACAATAGTTATTTCAAAATCTCTTCTTCCTAACATTGCTTTACGGGCCATGCCATAAAATATCATTTCTATATGGGACTTAATGTGCATAATTCCCTCAAATGGATATTTTTTTTGATTACGCATATTGAAAGCTTTATCTGCTTTTACGATTGAGATACGCTTCCCATAAAGCTGTTCTAATCGGCTTTTCTATATCTTTCATGGCACGTTTAAGGGTCAATTTTCTACCAAGTTCTTTGTTATAAAAATCTCTTGGAGATACTTTTGAGCTACCTTCAACATGACCTAGCGCGTTTCCTTTCGAATCAAAAAAATCAATTTTACAACTAGTTTTACTCAATGGAATTGTATTGTCAATATCCGTCTTTATAACATTTGACACATGGTGAATCGAATGATTCCATCGAATATAGGCAAAGCTTGCCCTAGACCCATCTACTGATAAAAGTACTTTCATTTGTTTGTTTTTTTAAAGATTAAAATTAATTTATCTGACAATTTTAATAAAATAACGAAAAGCGCCCATATCAGGGTATATATTGCAATCGCAATCCATCCCAAGCCGAATACAATGAAAAATGCTACCCAATCCCCAGGCTCCCAGTTTTCAACATCTTCGTCTTTGATCAGGATCAATGTAATTAATGGAATGAATATTATTCCTAATAAAAAAATAAGTAATATTGTGTTCATAAGATTTATTTTAAATTATCAGCCAATTTTATTTTTATTCTTAAGGTTAAGAATAATAGATTCTGTTTTACAATAAATATAGCTAAAGATTTTAAAAAAATGACGAAAAATATATACCATTATCACTAATGGCCATAATAGGGAAAAGAAGCATAAAATAGCTCCCCATCCCCAATTCTCATCGTCAATAATTCTTGTTCGGTTTTTTTCTTCGAACGAATCCATAATAGCAAACATGGCTGGAGCCAATATAATCCCAATCAAATAGATTATTGACAGCCAGTCCATATTATCTTGCAAGTTGTGACCTCCAAATGGTTTCCCCTTTGAATGTCTTGTTGGTAAGATGTTTTAATGTAGCGGCAGCCGCCTTTTCTGTTGTTTTTGTAGACATGTCTACCCCAAAAGATTTTTTTACTGACAATTTTTGATCTAATGAGATGGAATTCTCGGTCACCTGAGTGTTCTTTGTTCTCTGAGGCCTACTGTGACGGTAATACTCTCCAGTAAATTGTAAAACTGTGTTTCCTGCAGGCGTTTCAATTCTTTTCATTTTGCTTGTTTTTTAAAGATTTAAAATAATTACACTGATAAATATATATAAAATAAAAAGCAAGAGATATATAATAGACATTGCCCATACTATCTTAGGATTAGAAGATATATTATCTAGGAATCCGTTATCTTCTTCTTCCATTATAAATGTTTTGTTAATAAAAAGAAAAAGCCCCATTTCGCTGGGGCTAGGCGTGATTAAGCAGCCATCCTTGATGACTGAAAACCAATTTCAAACTGATTGCCGTTTGCGCTTACTAACACTCTCAATTACCCTATTCTTTCGCTGTCAAACTCGATCACCCCCATAAAATTTAACCTCGACGTGCCACATCTTTCTTAAGCAGACGAAATACACCTGCTTCCTCCGAGGTGTCGTAATTGGCGATTACGTTGTAGAAAGGGGAGTCGATATTATCCTATACAAATCTAACGGTATATAAGAAATGTCCAATACCGACTCCTGCATGTGGAGGTGCGGGGAATCAAACCCCGGTCCAAACGAATTTTACTAGCAATCTCAACGAATGTTAATGTTTTTATTTATAATTGATCAATGTTTAAACTTTCTGGAAAATCCTCATTGTTGCAAAATATTGTGACATATTGCCCATCGAATGTGTGTGAAGTGGGCCCACGACTCCACCCTTCGGTGTAAAGGCAAAAATAAATATCATTATAGAAATCATATTTTGTGTGAAATATGACATATGGCCTACTTATCGTATCATTAATAGAGATCCTAATTTTGTTAGGCATAACATCAAACTTACAGTATTCCCCGTTATTGTTTTTACAATAAAAAGTTATCCATTTTTTAGTGGTCTCTTGAGAAGAATAGCTTCCACCAGCAATAACCCAATATCCGCTAGAAGTTTTGTTTTTTTCGCTTTCACACTTGAATTTGCGCAATTCACATTTTCCTTGGAATTCCAAACAAATTGGATTTTTCTTTTCGGCACAACTTATTGTTGCGAAAATTATTACAATATATAATATTATTTTCATTTTTTTGTTGGTATTAAAATGCTTTGTGTTTCACCCAACCTTAGCTCCCAATTGAATGATGTATTAAGAAAAAGTGCCTTTCCGAAATATTCACCATATTGTATAGGTTCTGCTAAGCGTACTTGATTACTATCTCTAATTATTTGGAACCCCTCAGTTTTCATATTGGATGCAAGTGGTATATTTACAGATTTGTCTTCTGGTTCGAATGCATCAGGAAATGCACCTCTTAAAGCCATTTTTACTGCAGGATTACGAGAGGCCATTTCTAATATGGTGGACCTGGTTAATTCATATTTTTTTTCTTTTACAGCCTTTATTTTGATTGCGCTGAGATCAATAAAATCCTGCAACGTAAGACGTGTGTAATTATTTGCTCGAAAAGCTGCATTACTTAATGAACTGACATGATATTTCCCGGTCATTCCATAATATTTATCAGTTCCAGCATAATTTCCACCATACTTGGTATTAAGGTATGAGATTACTGTATCTTTAAATAATTGACTTTTATCATTTTCTATATACCATGATAATGGTAATTGATTTTTTTTCATTTTAATGTAATATTAATATCCAGATCGAAAGACCTATTGAAAACATTAACCAACATAATATCAAAAAGGTAGATATAATTATTATCCAATTTAGAATAATTTCTATTATCAATAAGTTTTTTTCCAACCACGATAGGTTAATAAAATTCCAGATTTTTCTTCGATAGTATTTGTATCGAAGATATCTTGCCCAAATGAACCAAATTGCCATTATTAAGATGACAATAATTATTTTAGCAATAAGTGACATGTTAAATAATGTTAAATTTTTAAACAATATTTGGAAATTGAAAAATTTTGTATTATCTTTGCATTAAATATAGAATGTAGCCACGCCTGAGTAAGGATAAAGAATGGCAAAACTAAGACCACCTAATAAAGTTGGAAGGTTTATGGTAAGCGGTAGGGTTTTTTGTTTTTGGGGGGGAACCTTAAGGAGGGGGGTTATTGTTATCTTGTACAACAATTATTATTTCCTCCAGAATTCATACTCTTAATCATCCAATATAATAATAAGAGTCCTAATATAATGAAAGGCAGTGGGTCCATAATGTAATTATTTTTTAAATTTGTTTTTAAATTAATAGCAGTTGTGATGAGAGGTTCGAACTCTCATCTTCCAGTGCTTTCGCTGATGAAATCTTTGACGTGTTACCACTTGACACCAATCACTTCCACTATTATTCAAGCTTATAGATATCTTTATATAATAAATATTTGTCCGAAGAGATTACTCCTTGTTCCCGTTCTTTTGGGTTTGGAAAAGTACGATTCGTGGAAGCAGTTATTTGTTTTATGCCAAATTCTAAGGTTTGCTTTATTAAGAATATATTTGTTTTCCTATATAAGTCGAAACATCTAGAAAAATGATTAATCATAAAATTTTTAACACATCCCTCCTCTGTCCATATTTCCACTATTTTATCAAATTCTTCTTTATTGTTTACACATATCTTTATCATAATTTTAAATTATATTTAAAAGGAAGCAATTCATTTATTAAAACATATTATTAAGATTATTCCTTAAAATAATCAACAGATTCAAACTTGATCGTTATCGTTAACATGCATAACCAGCTGAGAAAACTAAAATTATATTAAAATTCTGGTTTATGAAAAGCGTTATATGAATTACTTCCTTGATTTAATGGCGAGACAATGTATATTTGATATTTTTCTTGGGAATTTTAGGCAATTTTAGTAAAGTTTTTCCATTTGTTTCTAGGTCAGTGTAATATTCTGCCACTTTTAGCCAAAATATAATTCCTTCTGGTGAAGGAATCCATAAAAATGATGAACGTAATGCTTCGCTAACCGAAGAGCAGTTTTTATATGCATTTTTATTTAAGAAATTATAAGGATTATACATATTATTTATTGCCCTTTGCGCATATTCTTCTGGCATTGTTCTTAACCAATCAACAACTATTGTTGGTGTGAAGCAATCTTTAGAATATTTTTTTAGATTGTGGTCATGTATCTTATCAGAAATTTTGTCTATGGCCAGTCCAAAAAGTTGACATATCGCAAAAGTAGCTGCCACTATTGTTATCGAAATGAATATGCCTTCAGCCATGCCAATCGAACATATGATCATTATAATATTGATTTTAAAATGAATAATTTAAATAATTGTAAAAATATATATCCTTATAAATTTTAAATTTTTCGAATGGCACTATTATTGTCCTGTATCTGAGAAGTATATTTATATCATTAAGGGTGGGAACTGTTCTAAAATTTATTCTTTTATGTTCATGAAATATTACATGGCAACCAGTATAATAATGTGGTACACTTTCTATATTTTTTCTAAATCCAGCTATTCCTTCGAAAGAATATTCTTCCAATATATTAAAAAGTTCAAAAGCTTGTCTATCTGTTACCAGTTTAATTTCAATTGGGCCATATCGCCCATTCATAAAACCATGGGGTTTTTGTAATATCGGCGGCAATTTAGGTATATTTATACCTTTAGTTTCAAATGCATCATATGCTTTTCTTATTTGCGCCCAACATATAGCACCCTCTTCTGTTTTGTCCCAATCAAAGGCATGTGTTAGCGCATTTGACACACTGTTACATTCTAACAGCGGCATTGTACCTCCACACATTACCTCCCTATTATAATAAAACAATGCTTTTTCCCGATGCCCGTCGGGAAGCTTATTTAAATGAAACTCTATTTGATCCATATCTAGTTTAAATAATTTTCAAATTTAAAAGGTGGCTACTACCTGTATAACGGATTCACCACCTTGTTTGCGCGCATTTGAGTCGTTTTAAGTTAACTTTTATATGAATTTACGAAGGCGAACGACTCGTACCCTCTTCATGACCGGGTGTATACTGATATACTGAGCTTATTTTTGCTGGCCGGTCTTCTTTTAGTGCCCATTTATGTAAATTAAGGCTAGCCTGGGCCTTTTGGCTTGCACTTACTTTTCTTTAATTTTAACCTAATTTATTTATATATACGGTTCCGTCACCGCCGTCTCTCCACTTGTAATATTAAGTAGTGATGAACTTATCCCCTGCTTAAATTTGTGTCACGGGGAAATCTTAAAATTAATTATTTATTATTTTCTAATAGTAATATTTCATTTTGATTTAATTTTATTTTTTTAATTTATATTGGCCTTTCTTAACCTTTCTGTATTCATATTTTCGCATGGAATATGCTTTATTTGATACAAATACTGCTGAATCAGTTTTATAACCAGTTAATGGGAGCGTATTTTCCAGCTCGAATGTTGTCAATTCTAATATTGAGCTATTGACCTTTATTTCTTTTTGTATTGTATCTGGTCGCCCATATTTATCTTCAAAATATTGTTTAACAGACTTATTTGGACTGCCATCAACATATTCCCAATCCCAAGGATAGTCAGGTGATTCCCATTGTTCAACAATATAGCATTCGTAAAATATGTCAGCCTTTTTAGGTTGTACCAATATGTTGATGCTGTCTGGCACTGACGAAGAATCGGCTACATTGGTTGTATCAGGAATGATCCCTTCTCTCAATATGGGATCCTTTTCCTTCAATATACTTGACCTTTTACTACATGATGATGTCAATGCTATCATTGATAAAATTAATGCCAATATTGATATTGACAATGAAAGATTTTGTTTTTTCATTTTGATTTTTTGTTTAAAAAGAATTTAACGATTTTTTCTCTATATTTATGAAACGAGGTGCCCATTGTGGTCCTAAGGGCCAATTCTTTTAAATCTTCTCTATTAAGACCGTTATCAATACAGACAGTATCTTTAATATCTTCTATCAAATTATCGTTATCATATATTTTTGAGATAAGGATGCACTTAATTCCATAATTCTTATATTTTTTGAATTTAACCTTAATCTCTTCTCTAAATTGATTGCCAAATTCACGATTTTTTATTACAAATACTTTTTTCATTTTAATGGATATTAATTTAAATAGCTTTAATAATTTTTCTTGTACTTGTTAGATTAAGAAATAATATGCAATATACAAAACCAAGTAGAAATATTATTGCAAATATTGAAAATATTCTTATATCAGTAAATATCATTATACAATCTCCTACAACGATGGATACGGATATATAGGCAATAAAGATTGATATCATGAATAGTTTAATATATTTTTTCATGGTTTATTTAATTTTAATTGCAATAGTTTTCCAATAGTATAGTTTTGCACGAAGTATGGGAGCGCATTTTACAACACTCCCATCTTTAATGACAAATCCTGCGGTAAACCAAGATGTTTCCACCCTATATAATCCATCAGTCATCTTGACAAGGCTTTAGCTTAAATATTAATGTTATCGATATTGAGAACCCATTTTAATGTTCTAATTTTGGCTCTTAATATTATTTGTTCCGAAGATTCAATGGACGGGAATAGTGTAATGCTATTGACAACTTTAGATAAATATTCTGTTTCTAATTCGCGTAGTTTTTCTACAATTTGTTCATTTTTTTTCATGATTTTCAATTTTATTAGTATGCGAATGTGCCTTTTCTGAGTATAATTAGTTTAAATTGTTTAGCCAAATATTCATCTGTAAGCTTCCTCGCAAATAAACCATGCGCCATTTCAGCGTCTCTTTTATCATAGCCTGCTACAAGCCATGTAATAATTTCCCAGCGTGTTATAGTGCGATGCATATTATTGATCTTTTTTAATATAATCATTAATGGCCAATATAACGGCAGCAAATGCGACCACGCCAATTATTATTACAGTTGCGATTGTTATAATTGATTCAGTGCTCATAATTGTTTCTTTAAAGTTTGTGATTTTAACTTTATATATTGGACATATATATCATCTGTCTCTTGTGCATGAGAGTGAAATAAAGTATTTTCATGGTTATTTTTTTAAGGTTAAACTTTTTATATAAAACTTGGTAGCGCTACCATATTACGACTATGGTTTCCCGAAGAACAATATCTCATAATAAGCTGATTTTTGATATTGCCTTTTTGGTGTTTTTCAATTAAACTAAGCGCTATTAATAAATGAGATTATCGTCGAATTTTATTGAGTTACTTAAGCTCACCTGATATTGTGCACAATAGAGCAGGATTCTTCGCATCACAGCATAAGGCATGTTTTAATTCAACATTCGTTGAAACTTTGGTTGCAAATCCAAAGACATATGCTCTCTTTCAACCAGGCTCATTTAGGCTTCTATGCAATCTCATTTATTTTTAATAATCTACTTTTTTTTCGGCCTGTTCTTGCTGCCCAATGGGCGACCAGCCGGTCTAGGAATCCAACACATAATATAATAATTTAGCGATAAATAAAATAATTGATAAAAATGCAAGTTGATAAATGCTGTTAAAACAAGGGTGAGAGAACATATCATCACTTTCTTTACAATAAATATCTCGTTTATCTCTCTAATAATCAGACACATCTCTCACCCATAAAGCTCAATCAATTTAAAACTACATCATGTTAACACTCTTCCAAATCAAAGAAGAATTATCCCAGAGAAAATAAAGCCCCTCATTTTCCTTTTGATTGGGAACGCCGTAGGCTGTTGCAATAAACCCAAACAGTTGACTGTCCACCCCCCTAACCCCCCTGAAGGGGGGAAGTGAAAATAGACAAATTTTTGTCCACGGATTCTTTCTCTTTTTCTTCTCTTTCTATTCTTCTTTTCTTTGGTACTTTCTTTTCTTCTTTTCTTTCTCTTCTTTTTCTCTTTCTTAAAAAGGGTGGACTATTATCCTATCCACCCATTATCATTAAATAATCTCCAGGACCCTGACGACAGTTCGTCAATCTATTACAGCAGTATCCGAGCATGTGTGATTCAAAGGGCTGTTACACCCTTCGTACTAATGGGCCTCAAATTCCTCAAGGCTCATTCCATTCTTCCATTGATCAAGCATGTCTTTCATTTGCTCGATTGCACTCTCCAGGTCCTCCCTGCTACGAATGTGGAATGTTTCTACTATATACTTATCATCACTCATGGCTCTGGATTTTTAAAGATTTCTAATTACTCCTCAGTCTCGTCTACAACCGGTGTTGCTGTGAAATACACGTGCCCTGCTGGGATCACCTTGCCAGTGCTCGGTACAGTGTAGTCGCTCCTGGTGGCAAATGCGGCGATGTCAAAATACTTGCAGTTCTTCGCTGTGCCACTCGGAATGCGTGCAAATACAGGCGCTGTGTCGATGCCAGTGAACAGCCCAATGCTCTGTAATGTTACTTGCGTGCCATCAGTTTGCTCAAATGCTCTGCTGAACTTGCCGGTCACATGCGTACTATCAACACTCAGAATGCCGAATTTCGCTAACAACTCACTGCGTCCAGGTAGCAATAACGCTTTCTCTGTTACAAACGCAACGAATCCCTGAAAATTAAATGTCTGCTTCATAATAAAAATAAATTCATGTTGCAACGGCGCAAACATGGCGGGTATGGCAACCTCGCAAAGCTAAGTGCGGGTCTAACGAGAGGATGGTCCCCTCTTTTACAGATATGCAGAAAATTTTCAGAAATTTTTTTTAGGATTTTGTTTTTCAATTTATTTGTATTATATTTGCAGAATAAGCGGCAAATTGATCTCGCCAAAAGTAGATCAAAACATATAAATACACACAGACATGTTTATCTTAAGAAGAATTGCAGATGAAAAATTGGAAATTAACACAGCTTTGGGAATTGAATATGTGTTAGTTTTAAGGGAGGAAAACAAAGACGAATTTGATTTTAGGGTTGAATTATGGGATGATGCCAAATTAGACAACGTGTACGGCTTGGTTTGTTTTGAGGACTCAGAATCGATCATACCATTGTATAGGGATTCGTCTTATTATGTTATGACCAGCGATGGTAAAACGTTTTCAAATATTTCAGAAAAGAAGCATCATCATGGCTAGTAACCATGATCCGACATTTGAAAGGCATTGGTGTAGTTATCTATTTGGATTAGGCATAGTCAAATGTTTATTTTAAATTACGAAGAATGAAATTCACAACAAAAATAGTTTATAAATTTGAAGATGAGATTCCTTTTGGCAAATACAGGGGGGAAAAATTTGTACATATTATGGCTAAAGATGTCGAGTATGTTCGGTTCCTTCATGAGGTCGCAGGAGTTAATTTAGATGAAAAGATTTTGAAGTGCTTAAAATGCATAAAAAGACAATTTAAAAAGAATTAATTATGAAGACAAAGACAAACGTACCGTATAGCGTCGTCACTGAGGGGGCGCTTGCTTATTTTAAGGAAGATGTACCCCTATGGCTTATTATGCTTTTGATTAGGATACATCATTTCAACAGTAGGCGAGAAGAGAGATACACGTTATACCTAGAAAAGGATGCGATTAAATTAAAGATTCCGCCAGAAATCTTACTAAAAACATTAGAGGAATTGCGCTTAATGGGTCAGATAGAAATGGAGAAGGCTAACTCAGGACTATATCTAATCACGCTAAACGATGAGATCAGAAAGAATATCGACCTCTATTGTTAAATAATGTTAAATGATAGAAAATAATTAACAATTTCTTTGGAGATTCGGCTAAAGTGTATTATATTTGTATTGTTTTAAAAAACTAAACATTTATTGAATGTCTAAAAAAATTGACTATGTTGTTGGCAAGATGATTGCGAGGCCCTATATAATTGAAATGGGGGCAGGGAGATTGAGCCGCTGGTTTAGATGTACCCCGGAGGAAATAGTTGAAGCCAGGAAGATAGCTAGAGCAACTATCCGCGGAGAGGAAATGTCGAAGGAATTGCCGAAGCTTCCCAATATTTTAATTCTCGATATTGAAACTGCGCCCATCAAGGCATATGTATGGAGATTGTGGAAGCAAGATATTAGCATTGATTCTATAGTTTGCGATTGGTTTATGCTTACATGGAGTGCTAAATGGCTGTTTTCAGCAGAAGTTATGTCTGAAAAGATTACTGGAAGAGAAGCCCTTGAGGAGAATGATGAAAGAATCGTAAGGTCTCTGTGGGATGTACTTAATAGGGCAGATATCGTTATTGCGCATAATGGAAATTCATTTGATATACCCAAGATAAATGCAAGGATGATTAAGTGGGGACTACCTCCTACATCACCATATCAGCAGGTTGACACAAAACTTATTGCACAGAAACAGTTTGGCTTCAGTTCTAATAAGCTTGACGGTCTTGCTAAGTTATTTGGAATGAATGGTAAGTCATATGCTCCATATCAATTATGGGTAGACTCTCTTGCTGGTAGTGATGAGGCTTTGCAGAAGATGCAAGACTATAATGTTAATGATGTAATTGTGCTTGAAGAGGTTTATCTTAGACTTAGGCCATGGATTAAGTCTCATGCGAATATTGCCCTATATGGCGAAGGTGAAAAAACGATATGTCCTAACTGTGGCGGCGAGGAAGTTGAGCCAGATGGCAACTTCTATTACACTCCAGCGGGAAGATATGCGACTTACAGATGTAAGTGTGGTGCGGTATCTAGGTCTAGGTCCAGCGATTTAGGGAAAGACGAAAGGAAAAATCTTATAATAAGTGTGGCACGATAATGAAAAAATTGTTATGTTTCCTCGGATTACACAGTTGGATATTTAGTCGCACAGGAGAATGTAGCGATGGTAAAAAGTGGTTCTATAAATGCAAGAATTGCGAGGCATGCATGATAGCCGACCACGATATTTATGAAAAATTGAAGGAGATAAAATGACAATTAGATTGAAATATTCTAATGCGGTGGAGCCAGAGGATGTTGCCCCAGGCGATATCCTCATAGACCGAGAGGATCGTGTGATAGAATATGTAGTAATAGACGAGGATCCATCTTCGGAAGAATTTATTTGTATTAGAGTTGGCGAGGAGGGTCCAGTAAAGAAGTTGTTATTTAGGATTGGATTTGAAGAGATTGAAGACTATATTAAGGCTTATATAGAAAGATGACAGAACAAAGTAGGAACATTTTAAAACAGATTAATGAATCATTTTTTAACAGTCATATTGACGAAATAATCTGGAGTAAGGAGAATCGCAAATGTGTTATAAAAATGGACACCAAGAATGTAGACAAACAGAAGGAGGAGTTTATTTTTGAGGGCGAAGATGCTATAATGATATTCAAGAAGTTAACCTATTAATAATGAATAGACGAGAAAGAAAACTTATAGCCAAGAAGGCTGGTATTGATTCTCACAATATTGGAGTTATGCTACCCCCGACAATTTTTCCTTTGATTAGGGAATATCCAAAAATAGGCAGGAATGATCCTTGTCCATGTGGAAAATTTATTGAAAAAGAAATAGATCTTGGAGAGTGCGGGGATTTTGAGGAATTTTCGAAAAAGAGGGATGAAGCCCTTTGGTATAATAAATCGATGATTCCAGTTAAATATAAGAACTGCTGTATGAGAATCGGAATTTATGAAAACTATAAATAGTAAAATTATTAAATTATGACAGACAAATTAGAAATTTTAGGGAAAAAACTTAAAGAGATTGAGGGATCTATATTATTTCTACAAAATGAGTTGGCAAAAGGGCTTAATAAAAAAGAGCAAAAAGGTGGAGATAAACCAGACGTGAGAGTAGATTGTGTATACGGTTATCCAAATCTACTCTGGGCTGAAATTAGAGAATATAAAGAGAATCAATTTGTTTTCATCACAAAAATTGGCATGCAGAATGTTCCCAAGGGATTCACGTCCATAGAGTGGAGTGATAACTTTTTGTCGGTTGAACTGTGTAGGGATGCCATAAGGGCAAATAAGGATGCAAAGGCTCCATTCAAGATTAAGTTTAATATTAGTGGAAAAATAATTCAAGGTTTTGAGAATATATTTGAAAATGGAGTTCTGGAACTATATATTAATTTGACGGATTCTGATAAATTGACCATTAAAAATATCATATTATGACATCCAAGCAATACTACATGAATTTAGATCGCCTCAAGCTTATCACTGATAGTGCAAATGAAACATTAAGATCAGTTTCTGGCTTAAAAGAAATGTCTGAGGCTAGGTCAGAGGTGGAAATGTCTGCATTATCAAATCTATCTAAGGCGCTAAGGGAGATGCGAGAGTCTCTGGGTTGGAATGTAAATGAAATAGCTCAATCATATGAAGGAGAATAATATACCAAAAAACAAGGAGGAGTTTAACCATGTTCCAATGTATTATTGTAAGACGTGCTTCGGGATAAAAATTATAAATGAAGGAGACGGACTTGGATCCTATTGCGACGATTGCGGGAGCGTTTCCATAGGAAGGACGGATATAGATATATGGCGGCAATTATACCGAGAAAAATACGGTAAAGATTTCTTAATCAAAAGAGAAGATGAAGAATGCAAATGTGGCGACAATTAAAACCAGTGAGGATAAATTATTTGACTATTGGGTTGCTGTCACCAAGCCACTACACAAGTTGACAGAAGCTGAATCGGTGATATTTCTTAAGTTTCTTAAGAAGAGATATCAATATATGATACACATAAAAGATGAAGATATAGTTGATAAGCTCTTGTTTTCTACGGAAACTAGGAAGGAAATTATGGATGAGGTTGGGTGTAAAATGGGTTCATTCCAAAACTATCTCAGCTCAATGAGAGCCAAAGGAGTTATACTAGATAATAGGTTGAATGAGAAGATGATACCAAATTATGAGATAGGCTCGGACAATTTTAAGTTAATATTTAACTTTATAATTAATGGATAGAATTATCTCTAAGATCATAGAAGATATTGCTCGAGAAAATGGCGTGGATGTTCGCACGGCCGAGTTAATCTACACTGACATGTTTAAATTTATAAGAAAAACCTTGGAGGGCAAAGATTTCAGCATTTTAAACACAGAGGACGATCTTAGGGAGGCGAAAGTAAATTTCAATATACCAAGAATTTTTAAATTATATACAACATTAAGTAGAATAGACTATGCACGAAAAGCAATTATTAAAAAAAGTTCCCAACATGACGAAGGGGTTAATGTTAGTGACAACACTGAAGAAGCAGAAAGAGTCATCGTTGATCCTTCCAGGTCAATACGAAATGAGTGATATACAGAAAGTTGTTGCCATGGGTCCGTACGTCAAGACGTATGAAAGGAAAATTAGGGCCACAGATATCCGATATAATAGCACAACCATTATTCCCGCAGAAGCTCAGTTAGAGAAAGTCGGTTTTGGCGTGGGCGATTGGGTAAAGATTAATTTGTCTAGATTTGTAAGGCCAAAGAATTACAAATCACTAAAGGACGGCAGTCAGTTTGATGAGACTAAATTAGAATATTACATTCCACTTGTAGAATTCGGTGGCGAGGAATATCTTGAGATAGACCAGGGCGACGTAGAATATTGGTGGGATGAAAGCGTTTTCGATACGAAAACAAAATCGAGTGGTAAACCCGGAGGGGAGTCTGTTTAAGCAATGGGGGAAGAAATTCCCCCTTTAAACTTTATGTATGAAGATATTTAATATGGATTTAGACACCTTTGTGCTTGACTTTGAGCCGGAGGTTTTGCTTATTAAGGACTTTTCTTCTTTGATTAGGAGAGACAAAATAAAAGGAAAGCCAGTTGCTATGGCTGAGTTGGCATTTGTATGGTTCTTCTGCGATTGGAGTTCTGATTTTGTGCAGATCATAGATGAGGAAGAGAGAATGGCCGCTATTATAGAGGTACTAGATGGACTGCCAAAGGGTTGGAAGCCTGATGGTGCCGTACTAAGAGCTATCGACACTTATAAGAAGAACTCATATTCTGTAGCAGTTAGAATGTTAGAGGATGCAAGAACCATCATAGACAATATGAGCAAATGGTCTAAGAAGGCATCTGAGGAATTAGATGCGGTTATAGAGACTAAGTTTGGAGATAAGCCAAAATATGATATGACTAAGGTTCAATCATTTATAACAAACTTGCCAAAAATGATTACCACGTTACAGGAGCTAGAAGAACGCGTACTTCGTGAAAAAGACATGCGAGATTCACACCGTGGCTCACAGCAGAAGGCATTATTTGAAGATGGCGAGTTATGATAGAACAATTCAGACAAACTAATGATTACAATACTCCTCTTAATGATCGTTATTATGAGGGTTTAAATAAGGAAATTGTAGAAGAAATAAATTCTGCAATAGATGAAATAGTATTTATTCAAAGACTGATTTCTCCAAACATACCAAGTGTTTCGGATTTAGAGAAGGATGATCTTGGTAGAATAATAGTGGATATAACGAATCCTCACCGGCTAGAAAATATGAGGTTCTTTACACAGGCTGCAGATAATTATAGAAAGTCTGGGAAGTATACAGATTTTCCAGCCAATAGACATCCAAAATCTTCTTATGCAGTATTTTGGAGAGAGGAAAAGCGTAGGATAAGGGAGGGTCTTGTGCGTGAAGATGGTGAATGGATACCAGGTTCATTATATTGGTATTGGAATTATTGTCCAATAGCAAAGACTGTTAGACTTGGAAAGGGAAAGCGTTCTGAGAGGGTTCAGGATTTTGGAAATATCTTTCTAGGAGATTATCTATTTTGGCATTATATAGAGCAGGCAAAGGATAGGGGTGAGCATGCAGAATTATTAAAGGTGCGTGGTATTGGAAACTCTTTTAAGATGGCATCGATAGGTCCACGAAATGCTTTATTTAAAGAGAAGTCGCATACATTCTATGTGGCTCATGATATGCAATATCTTACAAAGGATGGTGTAATCACTAAGGCGTGGGACTATTTAGACTTCCTAGCAGAACATACCCCTTTTCCTAGATTAAGAACCAAGAATTCCAATCTTGAGAAACGTATTGGATATATAGATACCAGAACTGGAACAGAGAGAGGAATGAAATCTGATATAATGGGCATATCCACAAAGGATGATCCAGATAAGATAAGGGGTAAACGTGGCGATATTATATTTGAGGAGTACGGCTCTTATCCACACATAAAGAAAGCCTGGCAATTAAGTAGAGCTTCTGTTGAGGATGGGGAAAATGTGTTCGCACAATTGATTGCAGGTGGTACTGGCGGAACAGAGGGGTCTGATTTTGAGGGTGCTGAAGATATGTTTTATGCTCCAAAATCATATAATATTATGCCTCTTAAAAATGTATATGATAGAAACACTAATGGTCAGGGCGAGTGTGGATTTTTCTGGGGAGCGTATCTTAATAGGGCCAATTGCTATGATGAGAATGGAATGCCAGATGTTACCAAGGCGCTGAAGGAATTATTTGTAGAGCTATTTAGAATAAAAAAGAGTTCGTCTGATCCAAGGACAATTACTCACAGAAAGGCTGAGTTTCCGATAACGCCGCAAGACTCCATGATGAAATTCGAGGGAACACTATTCCCTGTGGCAGATATACGAGAATATCTTGAAAAAGTGATGCCTAGATTAGATGAATTTGTTGGCCCACATTATATTGGTGATTTGGTATTTAATCCAAGTGGTCAGGTAGAATGGCGCCTCAATGGGTTTGCAAAACCTATTAGAGAGTTTCCATTAAAGGATAATAAATACGAGGGGTGCATAGAGATATTTGAAAAGCCATTTCTAGTTAATGGAGAAGCCCAGCGGGGAAGATATATCGCTGGTATAGACCCATATGATGACGATGAGAGCACGACTGTGTCATTAGGCTCTATTCTTATTTTAGATTTATTTACAGATAGGATTGTGGCCGAATATACTGGCAGGCCGAAATTTGCCAATGATTTTTATGAGATGTGCAGAAGGCTATTGCTCTATTATAATGCAGTGGCTAATTACGAAAATGATAAAAAAGGTTTGTTTCAGTATTTTGATAGGAAAAATTCCCTATATCTGTTGAGCGATACGTTGCAGTCACTAAAGGATGTGGAGATGATTAGGGGCAATATGTACGGAAATAAAAGTAAAGGCACGAACTCAGGTAAATTTATTAATGCCAGAGCTAGACGATTGTTTGCAGACTGGATGCTAACACCGGCATACGGGATCCAAGAAGACGGTTCTAACATTCTTAATTTGCACAAGATAAGATCGATAGCTCTTTTGTTAGAAGCTATGAAGTGGAGTATAGATGGAAACTTTGACCGAGTATCTGCGGCCGGTATGTTAATGTTACTCAGAGAAGACCGTCAAAAGTATATAGAAAATGCAATGAATCGTGATAAGGGTATTACCGTTGGTTTACAATTTGATAAATATTTTGTTAGAAATTCTAAGGGTACATTAAACATTAAAAATTATTTCGAAGATGCTTAAATATTTTAGCGATAAATGTACAGTAAACGAGTGTCTATTTTGTATCTCAATTAATTTAGTTATTTTTGTAAAAATTTAGTAAATAGTTTGGACTATGTATAATTTCCCCACTGGCTTCCCTCAGCAGAAACTAAAGAACTCCCAGAAGAATAAAAAGTGGAGGAAGGAAATGCTGGACTGGAGTGATATGTCTAGTATGCTCTACGACAACAACGTAAGGCAATCCCTTCGCCATAAGAAGATTAATTACGACTTATTCGACGGAAAGCTTCATATATCAGACATGAAAGAGGTGTTAAATCCATTTGGGGCTGACTCAGAGGGACTTATACCAGAGAGTATCCAGTATTATTCCATAATAAACTCTCCAATCAATGTTGTAATTGGAGAAGAAGCAAAGCGTCGTTTTGAATTTAGGGCAATAGTGTCAAACTATAATGCCATCTCCGAGAAAGAAAAGGAGAAGTCACAGGAACTTAATGCAACAATGATGTCATTGATTAAGAACGAGTCAATGAATGATAATGACTTTGAGCAAAAGCTACAGGAAAATTCTGACTATTTTGCATATACCTGGCAAGACTCTAGGGAGAAATCTGCTAATTTTCTCATAAATCATTATATCAAGGAGCTCGATATGAAGCTCAAATGGAATCAGGGCTTCAAAGATGTTGCAATAGCTGGAGAGGAACTATATGATTTCGATATAGTTAGCGGCGAACCAACTATGGAGAGGCTTAATCCAAGAAAAACATTTATACTTAGAAATGGGTTCTCGTCTAGAGCAGAGGATGCAGATTTAATAATACTTTACGACTATTGGTCGCCCGGTAGAATAATTGACACATATTATCAGGAGCTCACAGAAGAAGATGTAGATCAAATTCAGCGCACCAATTCCATTAGCAAGGTCGATGCAATGGATAATATAGATGAACGTGCGTCAATGATATATACCCCATCCGTTGGAGATGAGGCCAACTCGATAGATCAAATGATCTATTTTGCTGGCGCCATGGGCAGAACGTTCTCCAATTATTATGATGGCAATGGAAATATAAGAGTTCTTCGTGTTAGATGGAAATCTCTTAGAAAGGTTCAGAGATTAAAATATTACAATGAAGAGACTGGTGAGGAGGAGTTTACATTTGTAACAGAAGATTATATTCCCGATAAAACTAAGGGAGAAGAGGTTAAAGAATATTGGATAAATGAGGCATGGGAGGGCGTTAAGATTGGTAAAGACATTTATGTTAATATGCGTCCACGAAAGATTCAATATAATAGGATTAGCAATCCGTCTCAATGCCATCTGGGGGTAATAGGTCAAATGTATAATACCAATCATGCAAAACCTATCTCTTTGGTGGATAGAATGAAGCCATATGCATACCTATATACAATAGTTTCAGATAGGCTTAATAAGGCGCTGATGCGATCGTACGGTCAAGTCCTAGAATTGGATTTGGCAAAGATACCAGATGGATGGCAAATAGAGACATATTTGCACTTTCTGCGTCAAGACGGAATGTCTGTTGTAGACTCATTTAAGGAGGGCAATAAAGGTGCCGCTACGGGCAAATTGGCAATGAATATCAATAATGCCACAGGAAGGGTTCACGATTTAGATAATTCCAAATCAATCGATTTCCATCTTAATTTTTTGATGTGGATTAAGAGAGAGATGTTTGCTATTGCTGGAATATCTGAGCAGCGGCAGGGGCAGATTCAGGCGTCAGAAACGGTTGGGGGCATAGAAAGGGCTGTAAATGCATCCGCAAATATTACCGAGGAGATTTTCGTGGTTCACGATAATGTTAAAAAACGTTGCCTAGAATGCCTGCTTGAAACTGCCAAGATTGCCCTAAAAAATAATAAGAAGAAGTTTCAGAATATATCTGACGATTATAGTATTACAATGTATGAGATAGGTGGTGCAGAATTTGCTGAAGCTGATTATGGAATCGTAGTGGATAATTCTGTGTCAATAGCTAATCTCGATAGCAAAATCGAGCAGTTAGCGCATGCTGCATTGCAAAATCAAACACTCTCATTCTCAACAATAATGAAGTTGTTTACATCTTCCTCTCTCGCAGAGAATATGAGAATGATTGAGCGTGATGAAAAGTCTATGATAGAACGAAATGCCCAAGAAGGAAAAAATGCGCAGGAATTACAGAAACAACAGATCGATGCACAGAGAGAGCTGGAGGCCGCAAAAGAACAATTAGAGCGAGATAAAATTGAAATGCTTGAAAGAAACAATATTCGCGATAATGAGACAAAGCTTAAGTTGGGAGGAATGAAATCCTCAGAGAGCATTGAAAAGAATGCGACAGCTAATAGCTTAAAGGATTCTGCAATTGAGCTCGAGCGAGAGAAGCACGGGGACCAGATGGAATTGGCAAAGGCTCAGCATGAGGAGTCGAAAAGATCTAATAGGGCCAAGGAGTCTATTTCCAAAATAAAGAAAACAACCGCAAAAACTGCATAATATGGCAATTACTTTTAGTTTTTCAACCACACCCGTCTTAGCTGGGCATGCAATAAGAATATATAATACATCCCTCAATTGGAGTGAATATGTTGCAGCAGGAACGTCTGGCACCCTCACAATCAAGACTAAGGATGGGGATTTGAATTTCGTAGGCACGCTAGACACCTACACTAAATCCTTGGTTGGGGCAGATTTAGAAGGAGACTGGTATATAGATATTACAGCAACTGATTTGTATGGGGCCGACAGAATTATAGATGATGATATTCTCACAATAAGAATACTTACTACCGGCACCACCGCACTGGATTACTCTACCGATGAGGTATTTTATTATAATGCATGGGCATATAAAACTCAAATCTGTTTCAACACAGTAAACGATTCGTTTAAAATAAATACGCTTGAGGTTAAATTTGCATGTATGGTAAACATTCTGTATTTAGGACTCATCGCGGATATAGCTAGTGGAAATACCACTGGGATATATAACAAGATTAATATGTTTACAAGACTTGAGGCACAATTAGTATGACTTGGACAGAATTACAGGCCTTTTTAGACGAGGCAACCTCTAACTATGTGGCAGATAGGGAATTGTTAATGAAGGGAGGGCAATATCTTTCAAATGATCACTTCAAGGATGGCTACATCGGTATGATTATAGAAACATTGCAAGAAGTTTTGCCTGAAGATGATTATTTTCCTTTAGACGTTAATAAGGTTAGGGCATTAATATATACGTTTAATAGATTGACATACCAGAGGGTCCCAGACATCTGGACTGCATCTTAAATTTTTAATAATGAAGTTAGGTCAAAGTACTCCAGATTTTGCTCCTAATAGTGACGCCTCAACCAAACTGGACTCTCAGATACCGCCAACGCTAATATTTTTAGCAAAAGATGCTTCTGAGTCTCTCGGTTCTGGTGGAGGCCTTGCTGTTACGATAGAGCAGGTGATACAAATATTCAATTCATATATTGCAAATACGAATATCCCATCCCTTCTTGATGTGGATGATGCTGTCGATGATGCTGCTACCGGCGACTTGTTTGTTATGGGCGCTGATGGGAAATGGACATACGCATCACCATATTCATACACATTGGCGCCTGCTACTACACTTGCGCTAGGAGGAGTAAAAATTGGAAGCAATATAGATGTTACGCTCGACGGCACCATATCTGTAACGTTTCCAGCGGCATATGTCCTGCCAATCGCCTCTGGTAGCAATTTGGGTGGAATAAAGGTTGGTAATGGGCTGTCAATAGATGGTGGTGGAATATTAAGCACCACACTGTCATCACCACTAGATTATACTTTTGATTGGGATGGAACCAAGTATGCTCCATATGCAACAAAAAAATTGTCAGATCCTAGCTATCCATATTTTTACAATGGTCTAAATGGAGGATATCCATCTTATCAAAATAATATTATAACTCTTGATGGAGGTATAAATGCCACGTCGTTTAACGCAAGGCTCTCATCTTCAACATATAGTACTATAAGTTATACTGGAGACTATACCTTGGCGGATGCTGGCAATACTGTTCAATGGTTTACCAATGCACTATCCTCAACATTATCAGCATTTACCGCATCGTCATCTACTCCTATAACGGTAGGTTCCATAGTCGGAACTGGCGGCCAAAACAATGAATATATAAAGATCGATGACAACAATAGATTGTTTGAGATTAATATGACCAATATAAAGCTGACCAAGGGTACGCCATCGAAATGGCTCTCAATAGATGGTAGTGGCTTTGTGGTTTATAACGATCCACCAGCTGCAGCCTACACTCATCCAACGCAGTCGGCAATATCATTATCGCTAACAGGGGCAAGCGTGTTGGCCTCTCTAATAGTTAACACCCTTGGGCACACCACAGCATATACAACAAGAACATTATCTCCATCGGATATTGGATTGGACACAGCAGACTTAGTGCATATAGCTGGGACCGAAACTGTTACCGGAGCAAAAACATTTACCCAACTATTAACAACTGATGCAATTAGTGCTGTTAATGGTACTTTGGGCGTATGTATAACTGGGGATTCTCAGGGGGTGGGAGTTCTCGGCATAGGAAGCGATTCTGTTAGCGGATATGGGATCGTTGGATTTTCTCCGAACATACCAATACAGGGAGCGAATTTAACCACAACTTCATCCGGTCTAAGGACTGTTTTGTCTTTGCGAGGAGATTCTGCTCATACCGTTGGCGCAGATGAATACGGGCTAACCACAGACTTTCTGATGCCAGTATTGGGATGGGTGGACCCCCTTCTTTCAGAAAAAGTATCTGGACGATTTAACTGCGTATGGACAGACATCACTCAGGATAATGAATATTGCAGATTTGATTGGTGGTTAATGAGGGGAGGATCACTGACCAAGCAGATGACAATAGATGGCGACGGAAGTCTTACTGTATATGGTAATATTTCTGCAAACAACTTTAGGCAAACTGTTTATACGATAACCCTCCCAAATGCTGGTTCAGTTGCTCTCAGGGTGGCGGGAGCTACGTCTGGAGTGGATTATCCGGCAGGATGGACTCTTAATGCTTACGGGTTAAATCCCAATGATTTAGAGATAACGCACAATTTGTCTAGAAGGATATCTTTTGTCACAATTTTTGAATTGAATGGCGCAACCGAGGAAAGGCAATTATTTAATAATGCTGCATATTCTGGGATAGTCGCTCCAACGCAAAGTAATATGAGGATTGAGGCACTCGCAACTGTGTCAAAACCAATAGTAATTCATTTAGTATTCGATTAATATATGTCATATCTTCCAACCGTTGCGTGGACTACGATAGTCAACGATGTAGTATTATTAACACCAACTACATATAGGGTTACCGTATCCCCACTAGATATAAATGAGCCTGGAGCTCCAGTAATGGACCTTCAAGTTGGGTATTATCTAAAAGACTACATAGGAGTATCATACAATATAACAGCGATTAATGTTGGGGGAAATCCTAATCACATAGAAGTAACAGACAGTCTTGGGGTTGGATATGGGCCCCAGACAGGTCAATTCGGATATATATACAAATCTGTAGGAGATGGGCGTTCTCCATTTTTGGCGCCAATAAGGCACAGAAGACTGGACTTGTCTGCATTGGATATGAGTCGCGAGGTTGAGTTAGATGTAATATGGAAGAACTTGTTAAACCTAGATCAAACATCTACTCAAACAATTGTCAATGGAATTCCTCTTTTGGAGGCCGGGAGAGTCATAGATTTGCCGCATGAATTAGTTGATAAGGTCTATGCCGATACAGTACTTCACAATGGTCTGTCTGGATTGCAGGGAGGATCTTCTGGACAATATTATCATTTAACGTCTGCCGAATATACTGGTAGCGGAACTGGAGTTTTTGCTAGAGTTCAGGATCCAACATTTACGGCAACAACTGGAACTAAGCCATTTACCGTAGGATCTACAACATTAGTCAATAATCTGAATGCAGATTTACTTGATGGGCTTGATTCTACATATTTTCTTCCGCAATATTTTGCAACAGATATACATAGATTAGGCTTTACTTCCCCATATGATAGCACCATATCATTTGATGGGGTTAATTTATTCACAATAGCCCCAACAGCCACAACTTGGTCATATTGGCGACAAGGATTTAGGCGAACCATCACTGGTAGTAAGACCGTAACCGTGGCCTCTCCCATGGTGGATAATACAATGTATTTTATCTATATAGATGCAAATGATGGAACGTTAATATCATCAACAATCTCTTGGGATTTGTTGGATGACAAGATTCCTGTTGCCACATTATTCTGGAATAATACGCAAACTCCGAAATATTTTTTGGGAGAAGAGAGACATACTGTCCTTATTGACGAAAGGATGCACTATTATGAGCATTTTAATGAGGGTACGAAAATGCAGATCCTTGGCGCCATAACCGGATACACCCTAAATTCCAGTGTCGACACAGGCAAGACATTTGCAATAGCGAATTCTATAATAAATGATGAAGATATTATTCATAGTATCCCTGGAATCCCCGATCCAAATGGCATAACACTAGCCTATAATGTAATATATAGAACTGGTGCGACCACGAGAAATTGGAAAACAAGTAATATGCCCTTTGTATATAATGTTGGTAATGCCAATAATGCCATACAATATGATAATGGGGGCACAATGACTGACGCTACGAACAATAGATTAGTCAATACCTATGTGTGTTTTGCAAACGTTCAGGGATCGTGGGCAATATTTATAATTCCAGGTAGAGCTGAATTCGCCACATTAGTACAAGCTCAAGCAGAGGATCCTGCAACATTTAACTTGGATGGCTTTATCTCCACAGAACTCGTAATTGCATATCAGCTAACCTGGACAAATCAAGCAGCTGGAGGGACTGGTAACTGCAAGTTGGTTGCAGATCCTAAGAGAGTGAGTACTAATCTTATTCAATCTTCTGGCACTGCTGTTGGATTTTCCCACAATACCTTGAGTGGCCTTCAGGGCGGTATTCTTGGGGAGTATTATCATTTATCATCGGCGCAATATACAATTGCCACCCAGGCCGCAACATCTTCACTTAGTGGATATTTGACGTCTACAGATTGGAATACGTTCAATGGAAAGATAAATCTTACATCATTAAGTTCATCTGCCACTGGATTGACATATACAAATACTACTGGGGTATTTAGTTTGACTTCTGGGTATGTAATACCTACAACCACAGAGGAGGCGAATTGGAATTCGGCTTATGGAGTAATGCATAATGCCGTAACTCTGGCAACCAATAGCGGATTGCAGATTTCTACGCAGGTGCTTAATATGGGAACGCCGAGTACTATTACATTAGCCACAACAAACTCAGTAACTACAAATACTCATACTCACGCGCTTACTGGAGTATCTCCAACTATTCACAATCTTGTAGATACCACTAATCATCCAGTATCTGGGTTGACTACTGGGCATTTTATGAAAGCATTGTCGCCTACTACATATGGATTCGCGGCACATGGGTTATTGTATTCTGACGTAGGGGCATCTCCAGCCACTGGTGGAACTGGATATATACAAAACCAATCAGTAGGAGCACAAACTGCTTCTATGTGGATTAATGGTACTGGCCAATTTGGAAGCACTGTTACTGCAAGCGGTGGTAATTCCACAAACTGGAACTCCGCTTACACTTACAGTCAGGTTGGGCATTTACCTTTAAGCGGTGGTACTTTGACAGGAGATTTAAATATAGTTCCATCTGCTTCTAATACTTATGCCTTGCTTAATCTCAAAGGGAATAGTAGAGGAGGTGAAATAGATTTTTATAATGGAGTTACGGTTCAATCTTCTATTGCCGGAGGTGTAGGTACTAAAGATTTAAGGTTTTATGTTAATGGCTATGATTTGGCTGGAACAATAGCAAGTGATAAATCTATGAGTTTTGTTTCTACTATATCCGCAGCAGGAGGTAATAGCACTCAATGGAACACCGCCTACTCCTATTCTCAGGTAGGGCATTTACCACTTGCAGGAGGAACTTTAACAGGTGATTTATATATTTCAAAAGCTAATTCATATTTATATTTAAATCGACCGGATAATACATCTGAAACTGGAATTTCATTAGGTACAGGCGGGGGACATTATTGGTATCATGGATTGTTTAGTGGAACAGATATTTTGCATTGGTATCATGATGGGGATAAAATGACGCTTGATGGTTTAGGTAATGCAACTTTTGCCGGGAGTGTAACGGTTTCACAATATCTCATAACTCCAAATGGAACTAATGCGCTTTATAATATAGTCAATTCGGATAACACTTATGCAGGAAAATACATTATTCAAGCAGGTGGTGGTTCTGGTGGATATGGTGGTGCAATAAATCTTTATGGGCATTCACATGCTTCAAAACCTGGTGATGTAGCTATTGGAATTTCAGAAGGAAGCAATGGTAAATTCAGGGTTAATACTTCTGGCTTAGATGGTGGTTCTGATGTTTTCACGGTTACAAGTGCAGGTAACGCAACCTTGACAGGTACGTCAACCACTCCATTAACTATAACAAGCACAACTCATAATTTTATTGATATTAGGGCTGCGTCAAGTTCTCAAGTCGCTGGTTTTTATCTTAGAGAAGGGGCAACCGCAAAATGGGAATTTGGTAAAGAAAATGGAACAAGCGATTATTATGTCTATTCTTACGGTAGTAGTACATATCCATTTAGACTTAATTATTCAACAGGTAACGCAACTTTTGCTGGCAACGTTAATCTCAATGTTCCTTCTGGTGGTAATGTAATTTTAAAACGCACTAATGACGCAACCCATGCTGATGGGAATATTATATGGAAATCCAGCAATGATACTGAATATTGGCGCATCGGTGTAGGCAATTCAGATTATGGAATGGAAATCCTTGAACAAGGTGCTTCCAGATTTAAAATAGCTGTTGGTGGTAACGCAACTTTTGCAGGAAGCGTTACGTCGCCTTGGTTATACTCATCAAATTCTCCTTCTAATTCAATATCGGTTGGCAATACAAATTCAAATTATAGTTTTGTCTCGTATTCTGGATATTGGGGATTAAGACAGTCAACAGATAATGCTTTTAATTTAGACACATATAATGGTGGTACGCCTATCAATGCTCTAAAAATTACACAAGCAGGCAATGCAACTTTTGCGGGTGATATAAATATTGGAGCAAATGCAATTAACATGTCGACCATTTCTGCCCTTGGGCTAAGCTGGGATCAGAAGGTTCAGGGATCATCTACTATTGGATCGCTATTTTATTCCCTAACATGCACTAGGAGTGCGTTTTCTAGTGGCAATAACAATAGGCCAGACATAACTGGATTAAGTAGTACTAGTGGAACCCCAAACGCTTATGGCTTAAGGATAGGTAGAAGTTCATTTATAACGGATATAATAGTTGGCAATAGTGATATTTATGACACCGCTAATGATGCTACGTCTGCGGGCAATGGTACTCCAAGAACTCCGTACATAAAATTTAATGGATTCGGCTCTGGCCTACTTTTTCACGATTCAACAAATGGTCTTTCGGTTTCAAGTTACACAACATCTACTGGTAAGCTTGGATATGCAATGATTAATTATAATGTAGATCCCGGAAGCGGCAATAGACTAATGGTTAATGGCAATACATATCTTGGCGGGGACATTGTTCAGGTTGGGGATTATAACTCTAGTACTGGGAAAATAACTTGCTCCGGAGATATAACATCCGTAAACGGAGATGGAGTTTTTAGTAGCACAGTCTATCCTTCGGATATGACGTTAAAGGAGAATATAGTTGAGATGAATTCATCAAAGTTTAAAGACATAAAATTCTACTCATTTAATTTCAAAAACAATCCAGGGGTTCCAAGATATGGAGCGATGGCTCAGGAAGTAGAGATCTATGCGCCAGAGTTGGTTAAGATAAAAAATGGAATCAAAGTAATAAATTATATAGATCTACTAATCGCAAAAGTCGCAGAATTGGAGAGTAGGTTAAATATTGCTGAATCAAAAATTCCAAAATAAATTTTAGCAATAATAGGACAAAAATTTTTCTACTATTGCGTATATGGATAAAAAATTATACTTTTGACAAAACTTTATTTATATGCCACTAAATTATCTAGATTCTAATAGGGGTTCCCAGATATCCAGATCAATCAACGAATTGACTACGAGAATCCAGGGAAATCCAATTCTGATAGGAACCATTACTTATGGTGATTTAAATGATGGCGCATCGGCGTTATCCGTGGATTTTACATATACTGATGGCAAGCAGGCCGGCAAATATATTGCAAATATATTCTGCAAGAATACTGCTACATTTGTAAGTTATTCTACTAGTGCAACTATAGACAAAATAGAGTTAATAGATAATTCTGTTTTATTGGGAGTAACAACTATTGGTCAATATTATCCAGCCAAAGTGATGGATGATTTGTCGGTTAAGGTTACGTTGTCTGAAACCAATCCGAAAGATTGGACTGCGGGAGAAATAGAAGTTTACGCAACATTCATTGATTATCCGAACATTTAATGATAAGTGTATCAGTAATTATTACTGCAAGAAATTACGGAAAATACTTGCCAGAAGCCATTGAGAGCTGCATTAGGCAAACCGTGAAACCTCTGGAGATAATTTATTCAGATGATTTCTCAGATGATAGTTCCATTAATGTAGCATGCAAATATCCGGAAGTTATCGTAGTTCCACATGATAAGCATTTGGGGGTTGTTGCCGCCAGGAACGACGGAGCTTCGTATGCTACTTCTGATGCAATTATATTTCTCGATGGAGATGACATTCTCACGAATGACTACATAGAGAGGCATTTACAAGTATTTGATAGATCCACCCCATTCGTGTATGGACCGTGCAATGCATTTGGGGATTTCGAAACATGGTGGCCAGTTAAAAGTTGGGGAACGTCATTTCTTTGGAATAGAAACTTTGTCAACACATCTGCATTGATTTGGAGAGATGCGTTTTATAAGGTTGGATGCTGGCAGGAAACTTGCGTGAATACCATGTGGGATTGGTCTCTAGCACTTAGGCTGTCAAGACTTGGTAGGCCAAGAAAATCTTCGGCAGTACTCAATTATCGACAACATTCTGGAAGTTGGAGTTTAGGCAGAGAAAAATCTGAGGGGCAATTACTAAGTCTTAGTGAGAGGATAAGAAGAGACATGGTAAACATGACCATTGGGCTGATCTATTCTGGAAGAATTCCTGGATTTATTAACAAATGGATGGAGATCCTTGTCAAAGATTTAGGCGTAGTTGCGCAAAAGCCTCAATTAATTATTATAAATAATTCTGATGAAAATTTGGGAGAGGTCGTTGAAAAATATGGATACCACTTTTCTGAAATTAAAATTATAACTGGCAAGAAAATTCACTGGAAAGACGAGCGAGATAGGAGAAATGAGGTGTGTGAATTGCTTTCTGATCAGTACAATAGAATACTTGAAAATGCCAATGGAGAACTTGTTCATCTGAGAGAGGATGATATTATTCCAAATGAAAATAGTTTCAGATCCATATACGAGTATATTACAAATGGTAATCCTGTTAAAGAGGCTGTTGCTGGAATATATCTCAATAGAAATCCAGATTGGCAAAAGATAGTGGGTGGATTTTATAACGATGAGAATCCAAGATCAACCGTAGATCTCGAAAACGTCCCAACATTAGATCCATTTGTAATAGATTATACTGGAACTGGATTCTTAATATTCTGGAAAGATTTATGTCCAACATTTAAACCATACTGCGATGGCATACAGGCACATGATTGGGCGTGGGGAAAGGCTTTAAAACAAAGCGGAGGAAGATTGTGGATGATTCCATCTGCAGTTTGTAGACACTATTCAACAGACAAGGAATACTTAGAGTACAATCCTAAAATCGATATAAATCCAACCAATACATTTACGAGAACCGTAATAGAAAAAAATTTCAGCAATAAGAGCTGTAGGATTGTTAAGAGAAGTTTAAATTTGGCCAATTAAAATTTTAATATTATATTTGTAAATTATAAACAATAAAAAATTAGAAACTATGGAATTGACGAATGGAGAATTATTTGTAGTAGAAAATGGTTTACGTTTGGCAGTGGACGAGCTGAGAAAATCTGAGTACAAGAGTTTAGTGTTAAACACTATGGTGGCCAGGAACCTAAAAAATGTTTCCGAAACCTGTCATGGATTTAGACAAGAGATAAACGAATTCATGCCTAAAGAACTCAGAGAACTTAATGAGACTGAGGGAGAACTATCTGAAGAAAACCTGTCAAGAAAAAATGAATTGCAGGCAGAATATAATAAAGAGATTAACAAATTCTTAGAAACTAAAACTAATTTCGATTTTTTCACAGTTAAGGTGCCACTCGAATCCCTGTCTAAGATTGAGTTAGGATATGATGCGTCCAATATATTACAATTAATACTTTTAGGAGAATAACCAAAATGATTTACCATAAAATAGCAAAATATGAACTGGATAGAAATCTTGGTAGGGGTTGTTACAATATTATTAGCTCTTGCGAGCTCTCTCATAGCAACTAAAAAGACCGAAGCCACTATGGAAGAGAGGACTAGAAATATTGACGAGAAATTAAATAGTCACATAGAATCACATGCGACAGAAATGGTGTCTCTCAAGAGTGATATAGCCTCACTTATAAATGGGCAAAGATCTAGTACCGCAGAAAGAATCGAGTTTATATTAGATTATATTAAGAGAGTCGAAAGCAATAAGGCTGATGATTCGAAGGTGGACATGGTAATATCAACAATTCAGAGGGTTGAAAATAAGGTGGACAGGGTGATGGATTTGCTAATACGAAGAGATGGCAAGTAATGATAACGAAAGATTTTCTATATAAGGTAATGCCAAATGCTAGCGAGCGGAGAGTGGACCTAATATTCCCCTTTTTGATTAAGGGAATGAATGATTATGAGATAAATACTCCACTGAGAGAAAATCATTTCATTGCCCAAGTTGCTCACGAAAGCGGAGAATTTAAATACATGGAGGAACTCGCAAGTGGTGATAGTTATGATGCCAGAACTGATTTGGGAAATACTCCCCAAGTGGATGGTGATGGCAGAAAATATAAGGGCAGAGGATTAATACAATTAACTGGGGCAAACAATTATTATAAGTGCGGAAAGGCTCTGGGCGTTAACTTGATGGAAAATCCAAAACTTCTCTCAACTCCAGAATATGCCTCTAGGAGTGCATGTTGGTTTTGGTGGGCTTTTGGATTAAATCCGCTAGCCGATTTGGACAAGTTTGTTTCAATAACGAAACGAATAAATGGTGGAACAAATGGAATAACCGATAGAAAAAAATACTTAGATAGGGCGATGGAATATAATCCCCTGTGTTAAACAATTATATAATTCTTTATTATGGACAAAATTCAAGTCAATGTTAGTGAGATTTCTGGACAATATTTCGTCAACAAGCTGGTAGATACAATCAATACAATAATCGATGAATCTATATTGATCGATGGAGGCGTTCCAGTTGAAATTGGCGATATAAATTATTCAGATTTAAATAGCGCTACCGCAGGGGTTACCACTGTTGATGTAGTGTTTTCAAATGCGAAACCAGCCGGTAAATATATATTTCAATTGATATATAAAAATACGGAAGCTTTTGCTAGTTACACTTATGGATATACCGAGAATTCAGTTTCCTCTGTGGCTCAAATAGCAAATACTGTCCCAGTAGATATAAGTGCATTAAATGCAACTATTCCTAATGGACTCTTAGATGATATTACCATTAGGGTAACTCTTGGCTCAGAAAATCTTCAAGACTGGACTGCTGGCAATATTAAGATATATGCATTGTTTGCCGTTTTACCGACAGTATAATATGAAGAAGTTTTTTGCGAATCTGCTTAGCAATAGTTCTACCGTTAGTAGTAAGAGGTTTACTGCCTTGGTTGGGCTTATTCTTTTGGTGGTCGCGGAAACTTCGATAATTATTGGAAAGCAGATTCCACCTGAATTGCTATACGTATTGTCTGGACTGATTCTTGGATCTTCCGCAATGACTTTAGCGCAAAAAAAATTAGAAGAATAATATGAAAATCAATTTTAAGGGCGTTTTTACGCGATTTAAGGCACTTTCGGCCATTTGTGGCATAGTAATGCTACTAGGAATGAATAGTTGCCTAACTGAGTCTAAAATTGCCCACAATTGCGATAGGTTCGCAAGAGTTTGTGGAGATGTTGCCACTACTACAATTGTGAGAAAGGATACAACGATCTACATACATGACACTATAAAAGTTAAATTGCCTGCAGATTCAATACATATAAATGGCGTCATTTCTATTGATAGCGGAGTTGCTAACATGAAGCCAATCACCAAAACATTTGGGATAATAACTGCAAATGCTTTCATACTAAATAATCAACTAGACGTAAGGGCTTGGATTAATAGGCCAAGCTTGCTAATCGCCAGAATGGACACAATCAAGATCCCGGGAGCGATTAGGGAAACTACTGTCGACAAAGTTATTCCAGTTAGATTTATTCCCAAATTATATAAATGGTGTTTTGGAATTATTTTAGGGCAGGTCGTCTTGCTAATATTACTTTTGCTAAAAAAATTAAATATATTTAATCCTATCAATATTTTGGCTAAATTAATAGGAAAATAGATTTTAGCAATAAATGTCTGTATATGCAATAAAATATATACAGTATATTATAAAAATTATTAATTTTGTAACAAATTTAAGAATTCGGCAATGAGTAACAATTTAGGAGATTTAGATTTGAACATCTTAGACGATGAGTATTTTATTGTAGATCAAGATGTTGATGATATTGAGCCAAGGGACGATGATGGTCCTTCTGGTTCCAAACCAAAAGAAGATAGTGCTAGTGAGGGCGAAGGCTCGGAGAGCGTAGCTGGCGAAGGAGAGGTCGATGGAAAGGGGTCTTCCAAGGATGGAAGTCAATCTTTGCCGAATCTATATTCTTCCTTAGCCAAAGCCCTTGGAGAAGAAGGATTCCTTTCCGACCTCAAATATGATGAGATCGATAGTTTCGATAAATTGGGCGAAGAAATTCGAAAAGCTAATTCGAAGAATATCGAATCGGCCCTCGGATTTAGTTTGGATGGAGTTAATGAGCTTAATGATTTACAGAAAGAGTACTTACAAGCATTGAGCCAAGGGATTCCTGCAGAAACATTCGTTCAGGCAAAAAGGGGGGAAGTCAATTTAGATGGCATCACTGACGAACTTTTAGCGTCTGACGAGAATTTAAGGAAGCAGATTATTATCGATTCTTATTTGGCAAAAGGCATTGCTCCTGAAAAGGCTGAGAAAATGGCGCAAATGCACTTCGATTTAGCGGAAGACCTGGTTGAGGCAAAGACGGCTAGGGATGAAATTAAGGCCATGATTGAGGCTGAAAATCAGAGAGAGTTTGAATATCAGAAGTCTCTCAGGGAACAACAAATAAATGAACAAAGACAATACGAAGAAGATTTAAAAAATGCTTTTTATAACACCGATAAATTAGGTGAGACTTTTGAGATTCCAAGACAGCTGAAAGATCAGATGTTTAAGTTAATGACCAAGCCAGTCGCTCGCACAGAAGACGGAACACTAGTTAACGAACTTACAAAATATCAGATAGAGAATCCAATTGATTACCAGCACAAGGTGGCATGGCTTTACTCGATAACAGATGGTTTCAAGAAATTTGACGATTTCGTGACAAAAAAGGCGAGGACTAAAGCTACTATGGAACTAGAGTCGGTGTTAAATTCAACAAACTTTGATAAGATGGGGAATGTCTCCTCCCCTGAGCATGATGACGCAGCAGTTTATGGGCTTCGAGATTATAAGTTTGATGACGAGGAGGCTATATAATTTTATTAATTTTAATTAGTTAACTATGAGTTTAGGTAAATTTCAAATGACTGCCCCCAAAGCGTGGCAGGGACTTACCGACAAAAACCACGTTAGGGCCATCTTCCATGGGCAACCGCAGGCCGCGGCTCGCAACATGATCAATCTCTTGGCCTATAATCGTGGTAAATCATTGGAGGCTTATCTTTCGCAATTCCCAACCAAGTATTTTGACACATCCGATGAATTCGTATGGCAATTAATTGGTTCTTCCAGGCGCAACATTAAGCTCGTTAAGGCCGTTGTAAATGGTGTCGATGTAGACAGCAATACCACTGGAGTAGGCGCTGCTAACACTCGCTTTGAGGTTGTATTTGAGGAAGATTGGTTTGCAGATGGCAATCAAATTGTTGGTGAAAAGAATGAGTTATACCCCTTAAGGGTTATTGGAGATGGCCGTCCTGAGGGTATTTATACTGTGTATACGGTTGAGTTGCTAGGCAATGTTACTGGCGGTATGCCTGGAACTGAATTGCTTGCGGGGAAAAAATTCTCGAAAGACTTCTCGCCCGTTGAGGAGAAGATGTCTCGCCAAGTTGGCGATATCCACTTTACTTCTCCAACATCTATGCGTAATGAGTGGACAACTTTGCGTATTAAACACGAAGTTCCTGGCAATATTGATGATATGAAAATCCAAATGGGTATTCCTATTGTTGACAAAGCTGGAAATAAGACTGTCATGAATGGATGGATGCATTATGTAGACTTCAAGCTTGAGGAGGAATTCTCAGAAGAGAAGAATCATGCAATAATCTATTCTCGCACCAATCGCGACTCTGCCGGAGAATACCATAACATTGGTAAGTCTGGTAACGTTATCAAAATGGGGTCGGGTATTCGTGAGCAAATGGAGGTGTCAAATACTCAGTATTATGGCAAATTCTCAATCAAATTGATTGAAGATATGCTTTATAGCTTGTCTCATGCCAAATTGGGTATGGGAGAGCGTAGGTTCATGTTGCGAACAGGCGAAGGTGGAGCTGCTCAGTTCCATAAAGCAGTGACTGACATTGCAACCGGATGGCTTGGTAGCGTTCAGACTGGTTCTCGCTTTTACAATGGTGAGTCTATTAAGAAAGTGTCTTCTCAATTACATGACAATGCGCTGTCTGTTGGATTCCAGTTTGTAGAATGGCGCGCTCCCAATGGTGTTATAGTAAGTGTTGAGGTAGACCCGTTCTACGACGACCCGGTACGTAACAAAGTTTATGCTTCTGATTTTCGTGGTTCCGTCATTATACCCGCAGAGTCTTATCGTTATGATATCCTCTACATTGGTACTATGGACGAGCCGAATATTCAGATTGCAAAAATCAAAGGCCAAGAAGAAATTCGTGGCTATCAGTGGGGCTTTAGAAATCCATTTACTGGAGCCATAAATAATGATAACATGAGCTTTGATGAGGATAAGGCTGTTATTCATAAACAGTGTACCCTTGGAGCAATTGTTCTGGATCCGTCTCGTACGGCAACGTTAATTCCTAGCGAATTAGCATAATATAGATTTAATTAGGGAGGGTCGGGAGACTGGCCCTCCAAACTTTTAAAAAACAAAATCAGATGGCAAAGACTGATATTAAGGAAGAACAAGAAATTATTCCAAATTGTTTGGAAAATAAGAGACTGGTTATTAAATTTTATCCGCGCGTGAAGGGATTCGTAAAGGATCCAAAACATATTGTATATGGCGGTATGATGGAGGGTGCTGTGAAAATCTTAACCACTCCCCTATTAAGAAATGGTGACTATAAGAACGTATTAACCAAAGATGAAAAAACCTTTTTAGAGAGGTTTATGGGTCTCGGGGAAGACGGTCTTAGTGTATACAAGAAGGAAAATAATTATTGGGATAATGCTAGAGTTAAATTGGAGAAGGGTGAAAACTTTTTCGATCTCTCGTCGCCAGAAGACTTTATCAAAGCCAAGATAGCATTGTCTAATGAGAATATTGTCGCCCCTTCTATAGATGAGGTCAATAATAAGGTTACGTATCAATTTTATGTGATTAGGGATGGCGAGCGCGAGCAGGAAAGTCATCGAAAACTTACGGCCAAATCTGAAGCATACAAATTGTATGGAAGATATGAGGAGGATAGAGATGTGTTGGCATATATTTGCAAGGTCGTCAATGGCTCCAATGTTACTGCAAACACGAAACTAGCCACTATTCAAGGATGGGTTGGAGATATCTTAGAAAATAAAACCAGAGAATTTCTGCAGGTTATATCGGATAAGCAATTGAGAACTAAAATGCTTATAGATGGCGGAGTCAAATGTGGTGCACTTAGAATTATTGACGGAGAATATTTTACAGACGATGGAAAGCCATTATGCAATGATGGTAGGGCGTCGTTAGCGGTTGCGGCTGCATATCTTGATCTGCCAATAAATCAACCTATAAGACTTAAGATTGAAAATAGAGTAGAAATAGCTAAGCAATGACAGCTGCCGAATTTTCGAATAGATTTGATGTAAGGTTTAATTTGATTAATAGTAATCTGGCGTTCAGCGTTAACGATTTTGAGAAGTCAATGTATTTAACCATGGCGCAAGAGCAAATTCTTAGTAATTATTTTAATCCAAAGGGCAATAAATATGCTGAGGGATTTGACATGTCTGAAAAGAGGCATATAGATTTTTCCTCCGTGATAACAGCCGCCACTTTATCATCAGAGGATGGCGGCACTCCCTTTAGTGATTATGGACTTATATTTAGAATTAACGATGATGTTTTATTTATATTGAACGAGAGATTTAATTACAAGGATTCTGGAAGCAATGACTTCAAAACATCTGTATTTCCTATTGAATATAAGGATTTTCAGAGAGTTGTGTCAAAGCCGTATAAAAGTCCTCCCAAGAGACAGTCTTGGAGGATCATGAAGGGCGGCAATACTTCTGGTAATGTTATAGTAGAAATTATACCAAAATCAAATATAGATAAAACCAAAGATTTTGCATACTCCGTTAGGTACGTTAAAAGGCCTACCCCAATCATAACTGGATCGCTGTCTCCGTTGTCAATTGGAGGGTTAAACACAACTACAGAATGCACATTGCCACCAGAAATTCATGATGAAATATTAGACAGGGCTATTGAAATTTGCAGGATTGACTATATTGGGGACACCAGTGGCCAAATCCAAATTGATCAGAGAAACGAATGACATACAACGAGCTATCAGACGCAATGGATGTGCTATCTAATCGATATGCGCAAACAAAAAATGTTAGTCTTCTCATATTTGACGAATACGAGAAATCACTATTTCTAACTAAGGCGGCAAATGAGATTGTAAAACAAATGATGCCACTTTATGATAGGAACGAGAAGATTAAGAAACAGTTAATATCGATAACTAAGTCGGCACAGATAAGTTCAGTGTACAATGCAGATGCATCATTAAAATTAAGGAAGGATAGTATAGTATATGAACTTCCATCTGACGTGTTGTATGTTGTAGCCGAATCAATAAGGGATAGTAGTAATAACATTCTGCGGAAAATAAAGCCTTTAAAGGACGATGAGGCCTTCTATTCGTTTGATAATCCATTTAGAGCCTCTACTAGAGGTTATGCGTGGAGAGATAGTATTACATTTGTGGATGGCGGGGTAACAAAGAAATATTCAGAGATAGTGACAGATGTGCTGGTTGCGACCAACCCTCGGTACTATTTAAAATATATCAAAAAGATTCCCCCATTCATTATTACTAATGATTTGGAAGATGCTAGTATAGAGGGAGTTTCGACGAATTCGGATTTAGACGCACAGGCGCCACTAGACCCGTTGCATGAGAAAATTCTCGATCTAGCAATAGTTCTTGGGTACATGTCAAAAAGTGATGACCCAAATGCAAAAACGACTGCGTCACAAATTTCCATAAACAGTTAAGAAAATATAAATAAAAAACAATTATTCTAAATTTTAATTTATGGCACTTTTTTCAATTAGAAACGAACGCGATCTCGTTGTATTCAATGGGATAGCTTCCGAAACAACTGCCGCCACTTTTGTTGCTAGCGCTTCGGCCGGTGAGGGACAAATCCTGAATCAGTTTGGCGCTGCTATCACTGGTAAAGAAAAGTTCTGCTTCTACGTCAAACATCTTGACGGAAGGGTTCGTAAATCTGATGTTATTGATCCAGATAAACTGACCTATTACAAGAAACAGGCTCCCGTATCAGAGGTGTTGCCGAGCGCAGTAGTAACTGTCGGCACAGCAACTGCTGGTGACTTGTACGAAATAGTTATTAGAATTTGGAATGATGGATCTCTTAGTAGGGATAATGTAATTTTCCTTAATGGTTCATATCAGGCCGTTAGTGGAGATACGACTACGACTATCGCAACTGCACTTGCTGCAGCTGTTTCTGCATCTCAGACTCGAATGGGTCAGTCGTATTTTACCATCACTCCCAGTACTAATACCATCACTTTCCAATCTATCAAGCTTCCGTTTGTCACAGGCAAAAAAGATGGTCGCGCAATTGATTTCAACATTCAGGCCCGTCAGGTAAATCCCTCGACACTGGCTTTGACTGATGTTACCGTTGCTTACACCGAGTATGTTCCTAATCCCTGCTCCGTCAATTATATCAAAGACTTGGAGTATCAGACACATGGAGCATTTGCAGATTCTCTGCGCGGATTAGCATATCCGTACGATTTTGCTTTGTTCTCGGACGTTGTGGACTTAACCGTCTATACGCTCTACGAATTTGGCTTCTATGATGGCGATGAGTTTAATCATGCTGTGCAAAAATCTCCAAGGCAACTTACCGTTGCAGTTCCGGCTGCTAATGTTGCAGCATTTGATGCTGCTATTGCCAAGGTTCGTCAGGTCATTGACCTCACAACTGCCGCTACTAACAATCAGGTTCTTACGTGGACCGATGCAGCTGGCGACTACCATCCTGCCTAATTCTATCGAGAATAGAAATTTTGCAGCATTTAGCTATAATAAGGGGTGTCATCGTACACCCTTTTTTATTCTGAAAATTTTTATTATATTTGCAAAAATTTTATACAATGACTCTTAAGGAAATCATATATTCTATACGAGAGGAATTTCGAATTATGAGCGATGACGCGGATCAGACAAACGAATTTCTCGC